ATGTGTACAAAAGTCAGATTCTTGTCAAAGGCTCTCGCTATAAGAAAGATAGATGAGTACGCAGCTATCGCAGACAATCGTAAAAAGCCCCTACGGGCATATTTATGTCTTGAATGCGGGTATTATCATCTTACAAGCATGACTAAGAAGCATTTTCAAACACGTGAGCGGGCGATTATTCTACAGAAGGAGGCTAAGAAAATAAAGGTATCTGAATATTACGATAAAAAATTAAACATTATCAATATGGCATTACTGACTTTTAAGGATTGGAAACGCGTGCAAGAGAAATTGCCGACTAACAGGGATAAGTTCGAGCTTTATCAATTCTGTATTGATTTGTTCCCCAACGTCTTTAAACAAGACCCAAAACGCAGGGATTCGCCAGTAATTTCATACGAGACCTGGAAAAAGAAGGTTTCGGGCAACAAAGTCTTATCCGATGTTGAACAAATTGCGATCTGGGAGGTTTTGAACTTGAAATTCAAATATCTGATAGAAGAAATTGAAGCCGAAGAATTTATCTCAGCATAACTATGAAGCGTAAACTACTGATATTATTCGAATTTACGGCTGTAGGAGTTCTGTTTTACAGGATTCTGACCAATGGTGTTCAGGTTATCGATTTACTATTGTGTTTTGTCATATATGTAGTTTGCATGGTTGCTCTTTTCACTCTAAAATCCTAATTCGCTTATGTTCCTTGTTACTCTAAAGTCCCCAATATGGGGCTTCGAATCGAATTCTAAAATTTGGATCAGTTTTGTTGATGGAGTATATATTTTGGCATCAGATGTTCGGAAATCAGTAAGGCGTATAGTGCCGACCGATATTTTCTCGATACGAGAATAGTTCTTGCAAATTGGATTGGGGTGTACCCGGTCGAAAAAAAATATATTGGTGCAAAGGTTTGATGTAAAAACCCCGGCGAGTGCCGGGGAATTTTCTTTAAAACAAAATGGAAGAGCATTCACGGGAAATCGTCGGAAATCTATATGTAGAGGCAAAGGAATTGTTTTCGGAAATCTGGGCGAATATTGCGATTTCCGGGGATCAGTTTGAAAAGCTGAGTCCATCTGCGACACAAAAGTTTCAGGATCGTGTTGACAAGTTGAGGAAGTTAGAAACAATTGTTGATAAGTTTAACGATTGTTTTTTTATTATCCTCACTCAGCAAAATGAGCGATTAAGGAATGCGAGAAAAGCACTGGATTTCGAAGATTCTAGCATATTATTCCCTTCGATTCCGGAGCTTTCAATAAAAGAGAAAATGATCGAGAATCTTGTTATTGCCCTTGTCAATAATGCAAAAACCACTAAAGAAATCATGGAAATATGGTCTGAAAACGTTCAGCTGCTTAAGTTAACGCTCACCTACGATAATTTTATTCATTTGCACGAGCGGGTTAATGCCAGGCATCGGGATTTACAAAAATAAAGATATGTCTAAGAAAATATCATATTCGGACTTTTCATTAGATGATATAGTACTATTAGACCTTTTTGCTGGAACTGGGGGCTTTGCGAAAGGTTTGAAAGATGCCGGGTTTAAATTTAAAAAGCATTATTTCAGCGAAATTGACCCTAATTGTATTGCTAATTATCAATATAACTTCAGAAATGCAGAACCACTTGGATCAATTACAAATATTCGAGGATTCGACCTTGGAAAGGTTGACATTATCACATTCGGATCGCCTTGCCAGGATTTCAGCTTGGCTGGAAACAGAAAGGGAATGGGCGGAAAACGTTCCTCTTTTATCAAAGAGGCAATTAGGCTCGTTGATGAGTGTAAACCACAGCTTTTTTTCTGGGAAAATGTTAAAGGAGCTTTCAGTTCAAACAATGGTGAAGATTTTTGGTCAATTATCAAAGCCTTTGCCAACCTTGGGAACTATAACATCGAATGGCAATTGCTTAATACAACATGGGTTTTACCCCAAAATAGAGAGCGGATATTCCTTGTTGGACATCTTGCAACCTCAGGAGGAAGTTTCAAGGGAATATTTCCTTTCACAGAAACAGACTGCCTACGTTACAAACCCGAAACGAATTTTAAAAAAATACACTCAAATTACAGAATTTCATTGCCATTGATGGCCAGTGGTACTCAAACATGGACCGGTGATTATATCCGTTCAGGGACATACAGAACTCATAAAGATGGCAATGGTTTCCGTCAAAATCATGGGGACTGTGCTGCGACGATCCCAGCAAGAGCCAGAAAAGACGGTAGTGGACAAGGTGTTATTAAGATTATCTCGAAACCTCATGGCTTTTATAAAGGAAATGAATCTGAAATCTCTCCTACTATAAAGAGCAACTCTTTTGAACATAATAATTTTGTTTCCATAAAACCCGTATTGACCCCGGGCAGAATAGTAAAACGACAAAATGGGCGTAGGATAAAAGAAGATGGGGACCCGGCCTTTACTTTAGGTTGCCAAGAACAACACGGCATATTATTAGATGATTCTGAAATAAGACGATTCACAGAAATTGAGTGTGAGAGACTTCAGGGGCTTCCTGATAACTGGACAAAATTCGGACTTTTTAAAGCAAGGAATGTAGATATTAAAAAGAGGTCGGATGAAATTATGATTCATAACAACGAAGCCTATATAGTTAGGGAAATAAAACCCACAAATCGCTACAAAATGTGCGGAAATGCAGTTACCGCAACAATTGTAACTCTTATTGGAATAAAATATTTGAATAATAATATCGATACAGTCAAACCTTAATAACTATTCTAATGATAACTATCCTAATTATGGTCCTGTTGGGACTCGCCAATATCCTAACACTTTGGGGGAATTCTATCTTACTGGCACAATCAAATCGCAGGTTTGAGAAGTTATTTAACCCAGTCTTCTTTCGTATCCTAGGCTCTTTTGTGATGTTAGTTGCTGCTGACGGTTTATTTCTGTATGAACTTGTAACTATATATTGGAAATGAAAACACTGAAATTTTATGTTGAGTTGGGGAATGATGATATACCTGGGGAACTATTCACTTTCGAACCTCCGGAAGAGGTGTTGAGTAAAGTATGCTATAGTTGGCAATACAATTCGAAAAGAATAGGTGAAAAGAACGATTTGCACTTGGATGCTACTGTCATAATGGCTAAAAGAGTTATGAATCCTAATTTTGGCGGGGGGTGTGGTGGGGATTCTATCTGTGTTGTAACCGGATTAGCTCTTAATTGTAGTGATCTCGAACTTTACAAAAGATGTATAAGCGAGGTTGTGAATCTTGTTTATAATGAGATTGGAGGAATAAGTCCGGTCGTCATATTCGATGAAGTTTATTATGTACATTATTTTCCCAAATCCCCTACATTATGAAGGTCATCGTAACACTTTCCGGAGGTAAGGATTCCACAGCTACATTGATTTTAGCTTTGAATAAATTCAATCGCTCGAACTTAATTTTCCTATTTTGCGATACAGGATGGGAACATGAGATTACATATAAATACTTAGATTATCTCGAAGAGAGGTTTGGCATTAATATTATTCGTACACGGTCTTACAAATTTGACTCACTGGTTGATTTAGCCAAGAAAAAGGGGCGTTTTCCTTCGACAAAAAGCAGATTTTGTACCGAGGAGCTGAAGGTGAAACCAATGATTGATTTCATACTGGATCAGGTAAATGATAACATATTAGTTCTTCAAGGAATTAGGGCAGAAGAAAGTCATAAGAGAGCTACAATGCCTAAGAATTGCGAATTTTTTAAATTTTACTTTGAACCTTACACATACGACAAAAATGGAAGGGGAAAGTATTATACATATCGAAAAGCGGATGTTATTTCATTTTGTAAAGAGTATGTTCACGATGTAGATCGCCCTATTATTGATTGGAGCGAGAGTGATGTATTTGCTTTTTTGGAGGCAAATTTTACTGAGCGGAATAAATTATATGATATGGGATTTCATAGGGTTGGTTGCTTCCCTTGTATAATGTGTGGAAAGGAGGAATTTAAGTTAATTGTTAAAAATTTTCCTGCTTGGATTCAAGGCTTAGCCAAGCAGGAAGAGCAAATAGGAGCATCCTTCTTTCCTCCAAAGTATATTCCTAAGACATATTGCAGTATCCAGAAGGAAATTTTTGACAAAAGGTCCGGCAAGTCTCGTCTGGTATTTATCCCGACTGTTACCGATGTTGCTAAATATGTTTTTACAAGAGCTTATTCTAGAAACAAGAAAATGAGAGATAAGACTCTTAGTCTATTCGGTTGTTCTAATAATCTTAATCCTTGTGAAGTTTGAACTATTTCTCAATTGGTACGAAAATCAAATTAGCATGAAACAAAATACAGAATTAATCGAAACAATTATCAATCTCACTCAGGCGATCATACTGCTTCAAAAGGCGGATGGCATTTTGATAAATGATCTTCCTGCTTACTATAGGGTCTCTCCTGACAAAGATGTTTTCTTTGGTTCGCTTTTTTTTAAAAGCACAAAAGGGCTTATAGGTGAAATACTTGGAACTATTCATTTTGATAAGTGGTATAACGAAAGCGTAAAATTATCTGGGTCTGATTTGTTCTTTACTACTCCAGGTGACTTGCCAATAAAGGTTACTCTATTGACAAAATTGAGCGTTGACTCATACAGATAGCTATGAATTCAATAGAGCAAGAAAATATAAACGATCAAATAGAGGAGTTTTACAAAAAAACAGGTATTGCTATTTGGTATCTGGTAGAACCAGCTGAGATATATCATGGAATGCTGGTTGCAAGCATGGATTTTGGTGTTTCAGAATCGGATTTTTGGTGCAAGGATTGCCAGTTTAAGTATTTCCATATTGATTCCCGTAAATGGGAATTTTATCTATGTACAAACTCAGGGCGCATATTATTATTCATTAGACACACCTCAGCAACAAGTCTATTCTACCCCTTAACTCTTGATCTTGGTAATCAATTTAAACAGGGTGTAAATGCCAAAATTCCAGTAATATCTGATTTGATTGATAGATACCAATTGTTCGATAGATCATTGGTTAATGGGTACAGTATTAATCCTAACATTCTGCTTGGAATATGTTCAGATGGCGCAGGGAATTTCACTCAAAGAAACTTTTAATCAAAAATAGGAATAACTATGGAAAAGGATGAGATAATCCGTTTATTGGAACTATTTCGTTACAAAGAAAACGACAGACCAGGATTAAATAATTACTTGGACGTAACTTGGAATAGCAACAAATATGTCGCTACTACAACTCCCCACCATTTTATTATCATTAAAAAGTCGATTTATGAATTTACTCCATCAGGGTTTCTGAATCTTTCCGCACACATTCCATCCCCTAACTGCGAGGTTGAAATCTCTGTTAATGAGATAATCAACAAAGTATCTCAAATTAGGTTGGTTGAGGTAGAACAAGAATGCGAGTGTTCTTATTGTTCCGGGACTGGTGAGGTTAAAGAGGGCTTTTATTCCTCATATTGTCGAAACTGTGACGGATATGGGTTTGTTGGAAATGGGCAGTACGAAACCATCATCGATGAAGAAGTACGAATAAAAATTAGGGACAGTTTATTCAACAATGGATTTATTGCCAAACTACTTGAAGTTTGTCAGGCCACAAATTCTAAAAATATTTTCTTGATTCATCAGAAAGATGAACGGGTAAATCTATTCAAAATAAATAATGAAATTTTGATAGGAATTATGCCTATGCGCCCCGCAAAAGATGAAGAATTTGTGACAATTGATCTGAAAAATCCTGCGTCAGCTTAATGGGTTTATCTCTACGTCGCTTCTTCCCTTTTTCTCTTTCAGGGTTGTCAGCCACAGAAATGTTAGTTACTGCAGTATCAAACAGAATTAAGATTATGGAATCATATTTTGGAGGCAAAGGATCAGATGGGACATATCAAACTATCATTAATCAGATACCAGCTGTGGAAATTTATATCGAAGCCTATGCTGGACATGCAAGTGTTTTTCGAAAAATGATCCGGCCTAACTTAACAATATTAAATGATATTAATCCTAAAGTTTATCAGAAACTTATTGCTCATTTTCCGGAAAGCATCAGTTTTAGTGATGATACGGACCGGAAAGATTTTATCCGGAAGTATCTTGAAAAAATAAGTAACTCGAGCATCGGAGAAATTAAAAATACTTGCCAAGGAAATAACGATGCCGGATCTATTTTGATAATTGAGTGTCTTGATGCAATTGATTTGATAGATAAATACAAGGAATTAATTGAAGTTTTTAATTCGCTGATTTATTCAGACCCACCTTACCCACTCGGATCGAGAAAAAGTCAAGTAAAAAGATACGAATTTGAAATGACTGACCAGGATCATGTTAAGTATCTGAAGTATCTGAAAAACATTCGTTGTAAGCAGCTTATTAGTACTTATCCAAATGATATTTATGAAGATTTACTACCCCCCCCCTATTTTAATCTGCATGAGTTCTGGTCTCAAACAAGGAAAGGGTTAGCTAAAGAATATTTATACAAAAATTATGAAACACCTACTGAGCTTCAAGATTACAGCTATTTAGGAAGTGATTTCAGGGAGCGAGACAAATTAAAGCGGATTAAAAGAAATTTCCTGAGAAAATTTAAAGAAATGCCCCGTCAACTACAAAACTCAATTTTGAAAGAACTACTGTTATGAAAACTGTTGCACACTTTGACACTATCGCAAAATTTAAGCCTAATTCAGTTATTATAACTAAAAGATGGGTTCAATCTGAACGATCAGAGGAAACAACTCAAAATGAAGTTTCCTTGGCGAATTTGCTAAAAGATGGAGCAAAGTCTGAAAATATGAACGGGTACTTGTCAGAGGCTTCTAAAAGAAATTTAAAGAACCTGGCAGAAAACTTTCTAATGTCGGTTGAGCTTACTACAGGCATGAAGTATGCGACTGATTCAACTAAAAAAAACGGAGAAAAATCATTCAGTTTGCTTGCGGATCAGGTAAAAAGGATTTCAGGGGTCGAATATCAACAAAATAATCAGGTGTATCCGACTTTCATAACGTTGACTCTCCCATCAAAGCAACTTCATAATGATAACTATATCAAGAACGAGTGTCTCGACCCATTCATAGAATGGCTTAAATCTGATCGTGAGTACATTACAAGAAAAGGCAAGGGAAAAGGTTTATTGCAGGGGTGTAATGTAAAGGTATATTTGTGGAGAGCTGAAACTCAGAAAAACGGGCAGTTGCATTTCCATATAATAGTTGATCGGTGGATAGATAAAGATCAGATTCGTTGGCGTTGGAATCAGATAGTCAATCGGCTGGGCTATGTTGACAGATTTCGTAATGTGCAACTTCATAAATATAGAAACGGTTTCTCATGCACGGTTGAGGAAATAGAGTCGCAGCGCAAAAAGTTACAGGATAAGTTATTTCAGGCTAATAAGCATAATCAATTGCCGAAAAATATTCATCCGGCCGTTGAACATGAGTTTATCACAGCTTTCAAGTCTGGAAAAAAAGCGTTTTCTGTGAAAAAATCTGCTGAATTGGCAAAATGTGTACTTGAGTACAATTACAGAAAGAAAGTTGAGAATAATTTTACCGATCCTCCAAGTACCCAGGTAATCCCAATTCAGAATGCAAAGAGTGTAACAGCATATGTTACCAAGTACATTTCAAAGTCTAGTGAGGAAATTGCTCCGAAATTAAATGATAATCAGGAGTTTGTTGCTACTGAGGAGTTTGGCAAGTTGAAAAAATATATTGTCAATTATCGTTACGAATTATCACTTGATGGTCAGGAGGTGAAGATTGAGACAAGTCGCCAGGAGTATAAACCGAGATTTGAAACAAGGAAGGTCACTGGCCGCTTATGGGGACGAAGCGACTCTCTTTTTGGAATTAAAGCTTTTGAAAAAGCGATTTATACTTACAAACTTGTTGAGGAGCCAGTCTATGAAACCAGGGTTGAAAATAAAAAAATATTTTCCCACACCATAACTGACCTCTGGGGAAATGAGTCGTTGAAATATGAACATAGAGATGTATTAGTTACTGATACTCACTATAAGCGACAAGCTTACGGTATTGAGGATAAAGTAAGCTGGAATTATATAGATTGTTTGAAAAATATTATTGGAAAAGCACAGATCGATGAAGCGACAAATAAAGTAGGCGGAAGTTTCGTCGCCTTCGGTGGACAGGTCATTCCAGTCTATAAAAAAGAAGAGGGTAAGGTAAAATACCAAAAGCATTTTATGCAGGAAAATGCGCCAGAGCTTTATAATGAGTACTTAAACCACTATGGCGAAATATTCAAGACCCTCTACGCTTGACAAGTTTGGTACCTGGGAAGTATTGGAGGATGGTAGTCTGTTTGAAACGGCTAACAATTATCATATCACCCCTGATAGGTTCGGTGAATCAGATTGGTGGTCATTCTTCAGGACAGACCCAAGCCATAACTGGGGGGATTATATGAAAGCCTTATTTCGTGCATGCGAAGTGGGGAAGATTAAAGAATTAAACATGAAAATGTCTGACGAATAAATAATACCGGTTATGGATAATAAACCTGAAAAAATAAGTTTCTCAAAAAATTGGAACCACAAGCTTGATTGTGAATATTTTACTACATTCAGACTTTTCAACCCGGAAAAATATTTTGAAGGGCGATCGGTTGAAATACATGAAAACGGTGTTTTAAAGAAAACAGCAGTTATTCAGTCAGTTAGGGTATTGTACCTCAGCCAAATTAACGGCTGGATGACTGCGATAGACGCAGGATGTGGTGTAGAGTACTTCGAAAAGATTATTAAAACAATGTATAAAAACAAAGTTTCAGATTTCACTACTCAAAAGTTTCATTTTCTTTTACTTAGAACTTTACAATAAGGATAATTTCAACTTTAAACTACAATAGAAATGGCATTAAGTTTTAAAACGGTAGAACAGGCTTATGAGATATTCGGTCTCATTAAAAAAGAGTTCCTGCCTGATTTGAATATACCATCATGGCCCTCTGATATGGGTGAATGGGGTACTAAAAGGCAGACATATCCTCCGGTGTTAGAGGTACTTGGTTGGGGAAAAAAGCAAGATGATGGGTGGGAAAGTATTTGTTTTTTCATCCAAAATCCGTCAAAAGAGTTGATTGATGGATTTGAAAAGCTTAATACAATAAAGGGAAATACGCATATCTGTAAACCTTATGATCTAAATGATAGGCTATTTTGCATTGGTTGGTTTTAGGTCCTATAGGAATTTATTCGATTCGAATTTTGTATGTTTTTTTTGTATTTTTGAGTACTGAACTTATTATATGCTATGAATTTTAAAGCCAAAAATACGACTGTTTTGACTGCTGAGGGTAAAGCTGAGTTGTTTTTTCAAACGGTAAATTGCGATCACCTGCTAGAAAACTACCGAACAGATGTAAATAAGATAGGTAAAGAAAGGGTACATGATGTTAAATTTTCAGATATATCTCAACTTTTGTCTGGCAATGTCTGTTTTAGTGAAGTACCGAAATCGAAAAACAAATTTCAAGCAATTTCGTTTTACCGGGGAAAATATTACGTAACTTTTTATTACCTTGACAAGAGAAAAGATTGTGAAACTTTATTTGCAGTAATAATCAGCTGCTACATAAGCCATGAAAGCCATATCATTAAAAAATACGACACCTATAAAAAGGAAGTCGAGCAACAATACGGAAAAAAATAAGAAATCTCCAACTTACATGATATTTGATGGTAAAATGTATAAGGAAGACGATAGCGGGAAAATGAAGCCATTCATTCCAAAACGCACGAAATAATATTTAGCCCTCATTCCAAGAATGAGGGCTTTTTTTATGATAATGATACTGCAGTAATCTTCACTCCCGCCAGTCTGGCCAGCTTTGGAGATTCTCCGAGAAATCTCATTATTAATAATGCTTCCTGTGGGTAGATGGTTGCCCTGTAGTTTAGGACTTTTGGAAGGTACTCTGAAAGTCCGCTTTTTTCTGCATGACTTTTAAGAGTTGATACTTTTATCTGGTAGCAATCTGCTACTTGGGTGAGAGAAAATCCGATCATGTTGCCGTGAACTTACTGTGAACCTCCCGGAAACTGTCAAGCTATTGCGAACGGAAGTCCGATTCTTTAGCTTTGTTTCACGAAAAAGAGGGTGATATCGGTAGTACAAAGGTCGAATGTTGATGCTAAGATACACCCTTATTCTCATTTTGTCAATAGTCACGAAATCCAACGAAATCCGATGAAAAAGAGCAGAAACAACGGAATCCACGCTACAACCTCACCAAAGGTTAGCCAGAAACTTCTTGAAAGAATTAACAAGGAGGCTGAGGAGTATGAAGACGGAAAAGCCGGGGTAATTCGGGAAGCCTTAACAGAGTATTTTTTTCCCAATCCAGTCGAGATTTCCATTCCAGGGCCGGAAATCATCGAAGAAAGAACTTACACAATACAGGGGCTTGTAGGCTTAGACGTTGCTCACGCTTTAAATAGTTTTTCCCATCAAAATAATGTGGGAATTGAGGTGGTTTCCGGCAGCATCCTGACGGATTTCGTTAATCAGCGTTGGAAATATAAACAAAATGCTGAGGAACGTATTGACATAGTTGTTTTACCGACTGATTTAGCAGAAATCCGTAGATTGTTCGAGTCTGAGCAGGATTCTGTTGCTTATGAAGATTTCCTAACAGATGTTCTCAGGGCAGGGATTTTAGCAAAGAAATCCGAGAAAAACACTGGATTTCGCATTGATGGACTCAGTCAAGAAACGCCGGACAATTCAATTAAAATCTCCTTCGATGAAATTAATGATGAAGAGGTGCGGAAATCGTTGCAGGAATCCGGTTTTAATGAAGATCGGTATATGACTATCAAAAAGGAAAGCGAGACCCGTGATAAGTTTTCAAGATTGCTGGATGAAAAAGTTGAGGAATTAAACAGAAAAGTACGGGCATCTGAAGCTAAGATTCTTCAGTCTGAGGCTTATATTGAGAGTTTCGAGAAATTCAGGTTAGCAACTTTAGCTGTCATTAAAAGTTATGCTGAATACTCTTCTTCCTCAATATTTTCAAAACTGAAACGCTTTACTGAGCAGGAAATCGTTTCTAAATATTTTGATCAGAAGTTTTTGTAAAATTATGAACGAATGAAGGTACTTGCACTTGTGGAAATAGATCCATTGACTGGAATAATCGTTGAAAAGTTGCCTCATAAAATTTACTCTGAAAATTGTTCGGTTGAACGGGCTGACTCTTTCTTCATACAAAGTATTGCATTAAAGAAAGCAAAATCGAATTTGACGGAAATCGAACGAAATCAGCAAATTCGTTTAACAGCAAATTTCGAAGAAATCGTTAAAATGGGCTTCATACATCACTCGGAATTTGAAAAAGTTATTGAAAAGAAGCTGATCGAAATACAGAACCGTATCACACTTAGGTTTTATTACGATTTCTGGATTAAAAAGCCGATTTCAAAGATGCGGTGGAGAATTACTGCAAAAGTGGGCCCGTCTTTGGTAAAATTCTTAATAAGGTTAAAAAATGGGAAACATTGATTTTTTAAGTGATTTCGAAAATGCAGGTAATGATGATTCCTATGGATTATTCAGTACTGAAGTATCTCAGCCAGCTGAGGAACTATTACCGCACAGGGGTACACCATATCTTGAAAAATCGGGCGATTTCTTGGGAGGATTGTTCAAGACGGTAAATAAGCCGGAATCAGAATATGAGCCAAAATATTCGAGCGAAGACCTCGAAATTCGTGCTGAATTGATGGTTGATTTGCTAATGACGAAGTTTAATCTGTTTATCGGATTGGCTAAAGGCGGAGTTTCGGAACTCGTAGTAAGCGATCAGGATTTGGAAATCTTACGAAATCACCAATTGAATGGATTTCCAGAAAGTGCAGAAACAGCGGAAATCCGGGAAAGAATTGCTGTTAAGGAAAAGTTGGAGCAAACTCCCCCGTCTGATATGAAGCTAAAGCGGGAAATCTTGAAAAAAGCCGTAAAACTGGATTTGGAACGAAAAATGAAAGCGGGAAAACTTGAGGAATTGTCAATTGAAAAAATGATACTAATGATGGTTTCCTCTGAGTTCTCTGTTTTGGTAGGGAAAAATTACGGGGTATTCAGCTCAATCGGAAAAAATCTCATAAAGAAAGCAAAAGGGTTTTTGTAATATGGACGGAAGAGGTAACGTGTGGTATCTGTGCGGTAAGCGGGGAACAGGGAAATCGTTTGAGGCTCTGGAAATCGCTGCGTTTTTCAGGGAACGTAGAGAATCGCCTAAAAGAACGATTATCCTGGATCACACCCAAAACGATGATACTTACGGAGGAATTGATGTAATTCAGATTGATGATCTCAGGTATTTGCTGCCTGGGAGAGCATGCGTAAGAGTACAAACCCAAGACTGGTCCCGTTTCTTGGATTTCGCATTCAAAATTAAGAATGCTTCAATCGTGATCGATGATGCTACGGGATTATGGAGGGGTAATGTTCCGGATAAACTTATTTCGTTCGTTGGACTTGCAAAAAATCACAGATTAGAGTTAATCATGCAGTTTCACACTATTGCGGATACTGCACCATCGATCTTAAAGAGTTGCAATATGTTGGTTATAAAACAAACTAACGACTCGTTTCCAATCAAAAAAAGCGCACCCAATTCGCGCTTAATAGAACGAATGATATTGGATTGTGGGGATGAAAATTCGAAATATGATCCTAATCGGAAATGGGCTACAAGGTTGGTGGACATAAATGAAGAGATGGTTTATGTTAAAAATCCGACAGTGTCAAATTTTGCTGAGTCTTATAAACAAAGGAGAGAGATTTCCGAAATCATAAAAACACTATGAAAGGTAAATTCAACTGGTGGAATCTCGTACAGTTTTTCGGGGTTTTAATCGCATTTAATGTCATTATCCGGATTTTATTCGGAATCTTAAACAATTTCAGAAAGCCTAGGCCACAACTGGAAATTAAACCAGATATTCAGCCTTCTGTTGAAGAAGAACGAAAAAGGATTTCCTTAACCTCAGAAGAATTGGACGAAATTGTCAAAAAAAGAGCCAATTCAATCATACAGGAATTGCCACTGGAAAGCTAAAAAATTTGTTTAAGCTGCAATTATAAATTTCTATATCATGCCGAATCCGAAGATACGCCCAAAAATGACTCTTAGCGAAATCGCTATCGAGTTTGGGTTTACTACAAGAAACGGACCCCATGAAAGAGCGGATTTGAATTATCTGCTCTTTTCCCTTCAACCATACCGAAAGACCCTTATTACCAGATTTAAAACAGATGTTTGGGCATGGGGAAAACGGAAACCTCTCCCCTATACTGTTATTTGCTTCATTTTCAGCAAGTTTCAATCATAGTTTGTGCGTCACTCGTGCATTACTCGTGCATACTTCGTGCGTTTTACAGCCGCTTTAAGCCCGATTTAGAGCCAGATGATTTTTTATGTGCTTTATCATTGTGTCATAATTAAGCAGAAAAGCTTTTTTCACAAAATAGAAAAATTATGTCACAGCATTTAAAATTAATTCTTTCCAATGCTACTGAGTCTTGTGTAGCTGTGTTGTTCCCAGGCGTAGCAAAAGACATTAACGGGCCGGGTAATTACATGTCAGATTCTGCATTCAAAGCGCATCCGGGGAATTTAGAGCTGACGGCAAAGGCCTTCTCTGGTAAGCAACAAATCAAAATTGATGATCTAATTACTTACTTGAATCAAGTTGGAAACTTCAATATTGAAAACATCTTAGTATTGGCAAACAACGGTGAAAATCAAAATCCTGTTGAAAGATTCGCTTTGACAGAGTTTAATCCTTTCAGCGATCCAGCTGAGGTTGAAATTGAGTTTGATTTGAAAACTGGTAAAACAGCTGAGGGTCGTTACTTTGACATGTATCAATTGAGAAATCCAATCGTTCTCAGTCCGCTTACAGTTTTGGCCGTGTGTCTGAAGGGAAGTAGCTCTGATATTGAAATTATTTTCAATTATGGTGGTCAGGGTGATTTAGGGATTCCTGAGCAGGAAACACGCATTTTGTAGTAAGTATTAGAATTTACGCTTAAGCATATATAAGCATGAGATTTTCAAGACAATATCAGCAACGTGAAGTTGTGTTGGCATACAATGCCGGGGTGAATGTTGGTGTTAAGCCTGCAATCGTATATTATAAAGGGTTGTACTTCATTGCCCTGTTTGATCCGGATGGAACACATGTTACTATTCTGGGAAAAGAAGGTGTTGTTTCGCGACTTGCCGGAACACCCCAAAAGTTGAATTTTATCAATTCTTTTGTTCAAAACGATGTGGACCAGTTGGCATTGGAAGCTACTGTTACCGGTATTCTAGGGGCGGGCATTGTAAATACAAGTGTTTTAATATCGACTCTGACTGGGTTGCCACTTTCAACTGATGGCTACATTGAGCCTGTAACAACGGTTGATTTTGAAGTTGACTCAGAAAAACAAGCGTTAGTACTTCAACTTGGAATTTATCAGTCAATTGTACAGGAAGCCGGATTAGGCGCAAAGGTTAAAGAAAAGCTTAACCGGATCATTGCCGCTTTATAGCGATCGATTAAAAATAAAAAAGTAGGGAAACCTCTCAAAATACTCTAAACTGTAATTAGAATGGCAACTAAAATTATCAATCTGGCTCCGAAAGGTGCTATCACAAACGGGCAATCAATCGGGAGTATTGATTATACAGTTACTGACGTTTCAATCTGGGATTTTAAGCTCGCAACTGTAGGGTCGCGGATCGTACTGTTTGGCAAACACTCATCACAGACGAGTTATACCCCATTCTCTAAGGAGACATTGGCCAATATCGCAGAAAGCGATCGTGGTGTGCTAAATGCTGTTCTTGTTAAATACGCTTTAGGTATGGCTGAATCTACAGGAATGAGCATGCCTTCGATTGACACAACTAAGCAAATTGGTGTGTACACCGATGGTTTGGGTCATTTCGCTGAAACGCCATATACTGACGCTTCAAACACGGACACAATTAAAACTATCCTGCAAACAGTTGCAGATGGTACTTCCACTACTACTGGAACAGGAGCAGTGACCCAGGCAAAAAAATGGTATCAAAAGCCTATCACATGGGTTCTAGGTGCAGTTGGTGCGGTGGTCGCATATGTACTTGTGAAAAAGTTCTGGAAATAGCATATGTTTTACCTCTAAATAGACAGGAGCCTGCTTACTCAGTGTAGGCAGGCTCTTTTTCTTAAGTCATGATAACTATTGAAGCTGCAAATAAAAATCCACTGGTGGTCGCAAGTTCAAACCTGACAGTTTGGGGAGAATATGTAAAAGACATAAATATCGCCAGATTGTCAAAAAGCTTGACAACAATTAAGACAGGTGGAAAGGTCGGTGTAATTGTAGCTACATACTATAGCGGAGATGGTAAACATTTTGCAAAAGTACAGTTAGTCAATCCTGTTTCGAAATTACTTACAAAATACACTCATGGATATGTTTATCTGGCTGACGTAAATTTATTTGGTACTGCAGTATCCACTCCTGCTACTGGAAAAACTTATTGGTGTACTGGAAGCAAAGTAAATATTCGGAAGGGTTCTTCTGTAGCTTCAGCTGTTCTGGCAAAGTTAGATAAGGGTGATGTTATTGGAACTTCAGATGGTATTCTTTATGGACAGTTCTTAAAGTTCAACCTTGCTTTGGGCGGTGTAGGATATGTTTCAAACCAATATTGCACACTCAAATCGCCTGAGCTTCCCGTAGTAACTCAGCCATTAACCGTCAAGGATTCGACATCAGGGAAAGAAACAACTGTTCAGATTCCGGTTGTTCAGCCCATAGAGGGATCAATAGACTGGTTGAGACTCGGAGTTAGTATTGTTGCGAGCTTTATCGGTGGAATTATTCTAAGAAAAATCTTTAAAAAGAAAGCATGAAAGTTCTAAGTACCATATGGGGCGTAATGATGAAAATATTTTCATCTAAAATATTCTGGTATGATTAAATTACAATTCGAGATATTAAAATCTGTAATTCAATATATTAAAATTACAAACGCTCAAAGATACATTTCTCCGAGCGTTTTAAATATGTTTTAAAGCCTTTTTAAAAACAAAATGCCGTTTAGAATTGAGCTTTTATATAAGGCTAATTGAAGCTATTTTTGACAATATTAATCAAAGATAATTTGATTAATGGTAGAAAAGTTGACGAAATCCTGCCTTGTTAGAGACAGGATTTTTTGTTTTGTATAGTTTTGATTTATCTTTACAATCATAATAGGTGTAGAACTTTATTATTAATTCCATTTAGCTTTTAGCTTTATGGAATTTTTGTTTCAAAACCAAATATTTTCTGGCGTTTCTGGGTCTGGGGCTATACTTAACGCAATAAGACTATCTGAAAGGTATATATCCTCATTTAATAGCCGAATATTAGCATGCCAACCCTCCGTTTGGCCTATCTCTCCAACGATATTAAGGCAATAATCAAGGGTGTAGCATATATATCCTTCATCGCCTATCATTCCGTTTTCTAATAGACAGTCGTCTAACTCCTGTCTATTTTGTGCCTTAATAAATATATCCATTTTTATAAATTCTTAAGTGTGTTGTCTGCTAATTGTCCGTTATAAACTCTAAACGACTTTATCCAGCCATTCAGGAATTCAATTGCGCCAGTCCTGCTTCCTAGCGTAAAATCTATGATATTCGCAGGCAAGGCCGCAACTGGATTATTAAGGGGCGTTCCGTTATCTGCGACGAAAGTAAATCCAGAAGCTCCGTATGAACCAGCGATTTTATACGGCGTCTTAGGCAATATGCCCGTAACTGATTGCACTGAGGTAATAGAGTTAGCAACAATAGTCGCAAACTCTTTACTACCACTGAAATTATTTGCACGCATATAAACCCTGTTATTAGAAGTGTTGTCACTAGCGAAAAACAGTGCATATCCTACTCCGGAATCAACATAGCTTAGTTGATATTCTGCTACAACTGAGGCGGCGTTTTTATTCCACCAAGAGCCTACAGGTATGTTGATTAAATCGGCTGCCCTTGTAGCAGTTGCAATACGTGTGTAAATATAACTTGAGGGAACTTTGCCAGCCTCAAACTGACTCCCACAGACATAGTAATAGCCGTTATTAACTCTCGTTCCGCTCCCGTCTGCCGTCGCGGAAACAATTGTAACTTTCCAGTTTGTGTACGAACCGCCCATATTCGCGGCAAAACCTACCCGCATCCAACTATCTTGCTGTTTGTCGAGAAACGCGCCTGAAATATTAACACCTGATGTTACACTTGACGAACCAACCGTACCCGTGTTTATGTTGTACCAAACTGCCGCCCTGGCAGTTCCCGTATTGTCTTGAATAAGAAATCTTATCCAGTCGAAGTTCCCTCTTCTGATAAAATGAGAAGCACAGTAGTAGTTGTTGGCCGTAACCGTAAGGTTTGTTTGTTCGATAAAAGCACCGCCCGAAGAGTCTTCCACAATCTTAGTTGCCTCTCCTGAAAAATTACCAACTCCGTTGACTTCTGCTGTAAAACCGACGGAAGTAATGCCAGTTTTTGCCCATGACGAGCCGGAATACTCCTGACTTTGAAGTAGCAAATTGGTCGCAGACCCTTCGACCTTGATGCCTCTAAATGCAAGGGATTGGGGGTCGTATTCGTATCTTGGTGCATAATATTGCGCTGTGGTCGTTTTTGTGTATGTCAATAATCCGCCTTGATTTGCCGACATACCTGTAATTCTAATTCCACTAACACCGTCGCCCGTATAAGCTGCGACACGAACGTTCCAGGTGTACGGGCATGTGCAAAAAAAGGCACTTGCTGAACCGGACGCCACACATTTTATACTGACAGAGCACAAGTACCAGCCGCCTCCTATTGATAAAACAGCAGGCGATGAACTTCCCGACGAAGCGGGAATAACTCCTGTTCTTAAATCAAAAACCGCCCAGTCATTCCCGCCAAAAACGGCGGCATTAGACCCGATATAAAGCGCACGCCCAGCGTCTTGCGCTAAGCACGAAAAAGTGTAAGTTCTTGCAGGGATACACTCGCCGACAGACTGCGAGATGCGATGTTCGTTGTTGCTGGCGTCTTCTATGAGCGACCATGCAGCACCAACGCCAGTCGGAATACTTGTATTGTAGGAAGTGATTGAGCCTGCATTCTTAGCCCAGGCAGCATTACTAAGGTCTTCTGACCACGTAAATACATTTTCCTGACTTGCAACGAGTCTACCAGTCGAATTGAAATACATCGCCCTAGATGGGCGAGTGTAGTTAATAGTGACGCTCTGGGCATTAGACAAACTCTGAGAAACAGAGAAGTCTAAGCCGAGCGTTAAAGCCATATTTTGGGCTTGTCCAGCCCCTAACAAACTTAACATACCTTTGTCATTAAAGCACTATGCCATTTACATATATTTCCCCCGCTGGAACAGCGTCTAAAACGTTGTCCGCTCCTGATGCTGTGATTGCAACCCAGATTGTTTGACTGACCTCTGCCGGGATAGACAAGGGAATCGAAACCCCCGCCCCTTGTGTATTTGCAGGAATCGGAAAGGTAAAAAAAGGAACATCCGTGGTTAGTGGGATAGTTGCTTTTGACCAAAACTTAAGAAATCGCACTACACTGCCTAGGCTTATAGCTGACATTGAACTAAGCTTTTTGAGCGTAGCATTAACCTGAGTCGGGGTGTTTGAAGTTGCCGAGGAAATTAACTTCCACGGCGTGCCTCCTTTTATTGTAACAGGTAGCCCCCCGCTAACTTGCGCCGGAAACTTGGTGTCTATAGACGACAGTGAAGCATTAGCCGCCGTTTGTCCTGCCGCAGAAGTCGGTACGATAGGATTTCCGTCTACGTCGACAAGGAATACAGCCGGGGCACTAAACGCCCCGACTTTGGTTATAATTGCACCAGAACCATTTGAACTAACTGTACCTGCCATGTTTAAATATCGTTTAATTTGAATATATATAACTCGTTAACGCCCGCCCGAACGTCTATCTGACGCTGCCAATTGTAGCCATTTTGGTCGTATTTTACTATAACAGAGCTTTGTTCAACGCCGTAAGGCTGAACCGCATAGATTGCAATTAAGTTTTTCGGCCTATTGACAATAGCACGCACGGCGGTTTTTTGGTTAATCTGCCACTCAGGAGCTTTATACTGAACAAATGTGCTTCCTGAATCGTAGCTAACTTTAGTATTCCATCTTAGGAACTCTGTATTAGCGTCTAACAAATCGGATATTCCGTACAGACTACTAGCGATGGTTGTTTTTGCAGCGAAAAATCTGTAAAACGCTTTTAAAATGTAATTAAAACCCGACATGTCTTTAACTAGATTTGACAAGGTTGCTCCGTCTTTTGCGACCGGGTTGATGTCAGGGGCTGGGTCGTGCCACAGGTTTATCCATGCGCCCGTAAATAACGTCAATAATACCTGCCCCTCTGCAATTAACGCAGGCACAGGCTCTATAAATCCTGCGCGATAACGGTCTATTGTTACATCCTCGTAGTTTGATGCTCCATTCTCCCCGTAGTTTTTGTAACCTGTTCCACCCAGGTTCATATAGGAAATCTCGTGTACAACTGGATTGCTTTTACCGTCCTGCAATAGCTGATAAAATTGAACTTCCGGATTTCCACAGGCCTGAGTAGCCCAATGGCCGCCGTTAGGATTTGTTCCGTAGTGCGTAACAGCTGGCAGATTGTTGCCTTTTTTATTCTTAATAATACTACCCTCTGGCAAGAAGGTTTCATATTCAAAATACGTTTCAGTGAAGGCCGAAACCCTTGCCAAATCCGCCACCTTTTGCCCAACAAATGCAGACGGCATTTTTTTGGCTGTCAAATTGGATGTACTTTGGACTGGCTGATACCAAAGTGCATTTCGCCCCGCATTCGTATAGTGGTTCAAATTTGGTCTGCCAAACGTAAAGACAGGACAGGTTGGGTACATTGTATTAACCCAGCAGTTTGACGTACTCGCCTGCATTAAATAGTATAGCCAGCCGTAATGTCTTGCCCGGAACTCTAAATCGTCAAGGCCATTTGTGAAACCACCCCAATTTTCCATGTCCAGCAAAATAGTTTTTGCATTTAATAGATAGTTTGGCGTAGCCGGGTCGCCAAATCCGTAACCTTTCGCTCCGAAGCCTTGCAAAATAGCTTGTTGGTAACTGCTATTGCCATTATCTTCAAAGTAATCTAAAGTGTGGTCTCCCGCATCTATATGTAGATTAAACGGAGCGGAGTTCATCCAGCCAGTACCAGTCCAAAACGACCGTCTGAAGAATGGTAGCGTACTGACATACGCAGGATTTGCGTGCGGGTAAGACCCGTCAAATTCGCTTGGTTGCACACAGGCCGAGACAGTCGGCGTAGAAAATCCACGCTTGTATAGCTTATCTAAACCAAACTGATTCCTGCCGCCCGTACAGAATATAATTTGAAAAAACGGCTCTCCGGCTGTGTTATTCGGTATATTAAAATCCGGAACAGCGTCTACAAGAATCTGATTGTATTGTGGCGAGTCTGTGACTACTGTATTTACAATTCTGAACGCCTCCGTAGAAGTTCCGCCACCTGAATCCGGGGCAGTTGGAATTACCGGATTTGCGACGGCTTCAATTGACTGAATTTTAGAAATAACCAACTGTCCTATGACTTGGTTTCCGGCATAATTCGGGTGAACCCCGTCGAACCTTGCAGCCCCTGAAATGTCTACGGAATGGTTATACGGGTTCTCTGAAACAATCGTATCAATTGTGGCATTAAAATACCCAAAATCTGCCCACGGGCGACAGATAATAATATGTGTTGATAAACCGAGTTTTGCACGAACACGACCTAATAAATTGGTCAGCCTGTCGTAATAAATTGATGGCGTAACCCCGATTGCTTCGTGGTTTGCTGAATCGTTTACGGCAAGCTCTACAACTACATAAGGAGTAAAGGTTCTTCCAGCCGCAGCAATAGCCGCCTTCATTGCATCAATGCGCTGTAGCATTGTATCCGCGTAGCCCAACCCGGCTGTAAATTGACCTACAAACGCACCTCCCTGAGCTATTTTCAAAAGATACGCGTCGTTCTGGTCAAACACATTATTCTCTATCGCTTTTGCGATATATAATTCTATTCCGTGTGTGTTTGCGATTGATTCGTTATCCGCCAAATCGCTATTTACACCGATGCTTAGATTCTCTACAACCATTGTATTATTGTTGAGAATCTTGATGCGATTATAGGCGCGAATGTCACCAGTCGGAGCGCCAGAGTTGGCCGCACGGCCGCCCATGATACTGCTACCTAATAATACAAATAGACGGCGGTTATTAGTTTGCCCACTCGAATCAGGAGTCGGCGCAATTACTGAGCCAGCACCGTCTAAAATGTGCTTAAACTTGATTTCTGAGGTCGTGTCTGTTGTATGGGAACAACCAAAAACACCATGCCAGTAGTCAGTTCCGAACCCCGAAAAGAAGTTCTGTACCTCGTGTAACAATACCCACGCAATTGCGGTTGTAGTTGGCGAATCTGTACTGTAATACAATTTAACAGAAAGCCCTGTTTTTTGAACACGCAACCACACCGGAACGGCTTTTCCGTCTACAGATTTAAGTTGCTGAACCTGTCCGTTTGATGCTTTTGAAAGCACGACGATAGAGCCATTGGGCACTATACAAATCCAGATTGCGGCATGCGCTGCAACCGACGGCATTCCGTTATGGATTAAGCAGCCAGCCTTAGCGAAACTGTTAGTGTTTTGCTGGCTTTCGACAAGGCAAACTTGGTCTATATCCACGTTGCTTTCTTTCTTGCAATACCAATTGTATTGTGTCTGGTCTTGCCAAATATCTGCGCCTTTTCCAAATAATTGAAGGTCTCCGTTTCCGTTATATGAGTAATTAGCCATCTTACAAGTTAGGAACTGTTACGTATGTTGTTGAGAAATAAAATGTATTGGTAGGGGCATAAAATGCCCTTAACTGAAACTGTCCTGTTTGTCGGTGAAAGTCTGTCACGGGGAAGCTATTGGAGTCTGTAAATCCCCCCGCTGACACCTTAAAACTAAGTACATAATTGTCGGGGTTAACATAATTTACTGTTGCGTATGTAACATCCCCGAGCTTCGCAAACGTAACACTTGTAATCCGTGCAGTGCTGTCATAAGAAATCTGCACATCTCCGCCAGTTTCACCGTATGTCCAGCCCGCTGACTCGTCCACGACCGGAACACTTGCGCCGTATCCAGTTTCGCCGTATGTCCATCCCGTCGGGTTCGTTCCGGCCGTTGGGATAGTTAAGCTAATCGAACGAGCAGCAATAAGTACACCTGTATTGCTTAGCTCTGACACATAGAAAATATAAGTCTGACCAGGAACTACATTAAACGCATTGTTACTTTGTTCGTCACCCTGATTCTTTCTATAAGAAAGTTGCTTGCTTGCTGGATTATTAACAACAACAGTCGCAATCATAGTCCCGGAAACTTCCTGCAAATCAACGCGTGTAATGCTCCATGTGACTTGTACGGGGATGTATTTATTTACATCGTCCCGGATTACCGCCATATACTTACTTCCGATACAGAAGTGAGAGAGAAACTCTCTAATGGCAAGTTCTGTTAGCTTACTGGTGTCGGTCGGAATAATTACAGCAACAGTAACAAGTCCTGAATAAATCTCCTTTAATGGGTCGTCGAAAGCAATCTGTACATTAAAGTACTTTTTAATTGCTGCCGCTAAGCTTCCTTCTTGCGGTGTTACCCGTAAGCGTTCTTCTTGCTTTGCCAGTTCGGAAATTGCATTATTATTAATCGCTGCAATATCCGTAAACAAGCTTGATATAAAATTTATGTTTACTGAATTTCGGTTGTCTTCCGGGAGCAGAAATTCAATAAGTTTTGCCAAATTAAATGATACCATTCTATTTCCAGATTACAGTTGAGCTAGGTATATCCAAGACGAAAAAACCTTTCGTCGTCTGCCTTCCAGTCGTAAATACTGTCCAGGTTGCACCATCTTTCCAATAAGCGTTTTTGATGTCGCAGTCAATAAGGAACGCTTTGTCTTTTATATAGTTTGAAAGCTCTCTAAGCGACAAGTAACCGTTAAATTGAGTGAGCTTGAAGAAATCCGTAATTGCATCTCTGACGGTAATACCATAGTCGGAATTTAGACCAGTGGTCAGGTTTCCCCCGGCCGTACTACGTGTAATTTCGATTTCAAGTTTAATTGTATCGGCGGTTGCATTATCAATTAACACTTTTACTCCCGCAGGCTTAATACTTCGAAAGTAATATGAGAACTCTGCAAGCTCCGTAGGCGTTAGACTAACCGCATTGCCCGCATTATCCGCCTTCGCTACTCGCACATACAAAAACCCGTTATTATCCTCCTGCACACTCACGTACTTAATAATCTGCTTGGTGGTGTCAATTTGTGGATACTTAGGAACAAAGTCCGTCCATGTAAGTGTATCTGAGATCTGGAATTTTTTAGCCCGGTCAGCATACCATCCGATTGTCATAACCTGCGTATTATCTACGTAAGCCTGAACCTGTGTACGCATCCTGTCCCAGTTAATTTCGACCTGCAAGATTATCTCCGCAGCTATACCCTTGATAACATCCCAAAGCCGGACATTTCCGGTTGTGGTAGTATTTTCAAGACTGGGCAAAAGCTCTAACGTCTTGTTTGTGATACTTGTAAATATTTCGTTCCTTGTGCGTGCCATTTATGTTACGATTGGGCTGTACGGGCTTAAAGCGCGCACGGTTTGCGGTTTGATTTTGTCGTCCCTGATTTCTAAACTCAGATTCGTAATCGGGTCTGTAAGCGAGGTTAAAGCGTTATCCTCAATGAGCCACTGTACGCCTGCTATATCACCGTAAAACTGTAGCGCAACATCATACAGCGTCTGTTTTTGCTTAACTTGATATTTCATCCGCTAACAGGGTTTTAATGTCGGCAGCCTGCAAATCTGCATTAATTCCGACCTGATTTAGTTCGCCTAAGACGATACGATTAAGTGCGACTGTTGGGGTTGTGGAATTGACATAATCCAAGATTCCAACCCCCGAAATCGGCTCGAATTTATTACCACCTTTTCGGGTCGTAATAACCGACTTAATTGCCTGGTTCGCTCCGTTGGCGATGATTATATCACCGTTATTCACAAGAATCTCGCCTGCGCTATTTGTTAAAATATCGGTTATCATTCGAACAGGGAATTTATCTTTGTTTGCAAAGAAGTAATACTCACAATGGTGTCTGGGGAAAGGGCAGAGCTGGGCGCGCCGGGCGAGCTACAGATTACCTTAAGTCCATTTAGTAGGCTTATTAAATCGCCAAATATTCCGGCAAGGCTCTGACTTGTATTAGCAATCTGCACCTTAGCCCCAGACAATATTTTTACGCCGTTTCCGGTCGCTTCTATTCTTGTGTTTGATACGTTGTAGACCAACTTGTCTACTTTGTCAAATTTGACAATCGTAAAATCCTCCCCGTTTTCAATTCGACCTAAAAGCACCTTTGAACCTACTGCTGGGATTAACCAAAATCCTTCCGAGGTATCCGGGCTTGCAGATAATTCAACCGTGTGAACAATGTCCGGGCTTCCCTCTTCTGTAACATCTGCGGTTGTGTCTGTTACAGATTGTACAATGCCCGTTAGTACCTGAATAGTAGTATAGCTTTGCACATGTTCGGCTAGTGCTGTTCGCATTTGCTGGATAGCATTTTCCATTTTTTTAAAAGGTTTTTAAGAGACTTTTAAACCGAGCGATGCAGTCTTGCAAAAGCCTACCTGCCCGCCTTTTACCTCTACCTTTACAGCAATAACATAATATGAGCCATTTTGCTGCGGGTATAGCTCGTTAACTATTTTTGCGGTATTTCCAACCGCCACAGTACTATGCCCCCACGTTTTTATTTCGCCACGGTATCCGTCGTAGGAGTAACGCTTCAAACTCTCTTCTGCGAGCTTCTGTAAAGTCGCTGGGTCGGAAATGTCGGGAAACCGCATAACCTTATTATCTCCGCCCAACGTCCCTACAGTTTTTTCAATTTTGTTTCTGTTTTTAGTCTTGCCGATTGCGGTTATTGAAATATTCACCTGGTCGGCACGGACATATTGCAAGTTGGTATCCTTGCGCATATTATTGTGTGTGTAGAAATTGACCTCTCCAGTTTTTTGTGTGTAAAGCAGGTGAGCGTTTAGTTCTGTGCCTACACAAAAAATGTTAATGTTAGTGTCCTGCTTAAGCTTTTCTAAAACCTGATATGCGGTCTGGTCTCTTATTACATACTTTTCGAATCTGATGCCCTGTACGCTTATGTTGAAGGTAAATCCACCGATCTGATTCACAATATCTTTAATCAGCGTGCTAATATCTACATTCGTATAGGACTTGTTTTTGACCTGTTTGCGAAGCAAAAACATACTATCCTCAAATTCGAGCCTCATCGGAGTATTGGGGCTGATTGCCCGTAAGTAACCTGTAAACTCCTGTCTGTTTTTGCCGTCATAACCGAGTGAAACAGTTGCAATGTCGCCCCGTTTTACCTTGCCTTCTATATTATAAGGAAGGTTTTGTAACATTGCTGGAAGCTCTATAACACAAGTACCGCTTAACTGCTCTATGCTCTTGTTTATCTCTATTGCAGAGAAAGAGCGCAAGCGCACGTTAGCAATTCTTATATCGTGAGTAATTTCCAGCATCCTAATTTAGCAATTCAAAAATTTGGTCTGAGAGACCTTGTACAATGTAATCTAAACGATTCCCCTGCATTTGTAATCTAGGGATTTGTTGTATAGCAATATGGCTAATCCCGAAATCCGTTGTTAGGTCACAATAGATTAAAAGACTGCGGTTATAATCCAAAAAATCCTTTAGCTTATTAATATTCCGTTCGTCTTTTTCCCCGTAATTAGCCGGAGAAATGTCTATAATACTACCCTCTATCGTGATTCCGTAATCGCCATCCGAAAACAATTCCTTGACCGTTCCCCGATAGTATTTGCTATTCGCCAAAGGCGTTGCGACAATAAATTTTTGCTTTGCAAGCGTAACAAGGGGCTCAACAGGAAACCACCAAATATCTGCCGGGGTCTCCGGTTTGGCGAATCCTACAGGGAGTCGCATTGGTATGCCTAAAGCGTTCTTGATTTCCATATTTTTCTAATTAGCCAACGCCTGGGCGGAACCTACGACGCGTAAAAACATGTCCATAAATTGTCTCTGAACCTCCTCTACGCCTAAGCCCTCACCAGCAGTGTAATTTAGCGTTTCGAGGAATTTTGAAACGTTAACATTGATTGTAGTCGCCTTTCCACCTGTTGCGCTTCCTGTGCCACCCGCGGAAGCTGAGCCGGAAACTAATTGCGATTCCGTTTTTTGCTTCTCTTCCGAAAGTCTGGCGTTTCGGTCGCCCGTTAGTTGACGGTGTACATCGTTACGTTTCTGGTCTTTACCGTGAATCCTTGATTCTATAAGATTAAACTTATCACTGTCGTACTCTTTCCCAATCTGCGTAAAACTTCTTTTCCAAATATCTAAAGGCCTGTCGCTCCCTTTTGCATCTGTAAAGCCTTTTTTTATGCTCGTAAATGCCTTCCCGGCTGCTTTTATCTCAGGACTAAAATCATCAATTTTACGGCCACCCCAATCAAATAGCTGTGTCATCCATTTCAAGGGAGCAAAGGGTTGTTTGAGCCTATTGCCCAATGTGTCTACTACATTAGCCGCTTGCAAAGCCTTTACATTAAATGTTTCAAGAATTTTTGAAGCGGTTTCAAATGGGGACACAAAAGTATTCCCAATGTCCCGAAAAGCTTGTTTTAACGGGTCGGCGTTCTTTAAGAAATCATTGCCAAAGTCAATCAACTTATCCAGTTTTGGGAGCAAATTATCTAACGATTCTGTTGCGATTTCGTTCTTAAATGTCCCCCATAACGTCGAAAGCTTGCCGCGTGTAGTCTGAGCCTGTTTATCCATAAGGCCGTAAAACTTCCCGCCTTTTTCTGTTAAAGACTCTAACGCTCTGTCGACGTCTTGGAAACTAACCTTTCCGTCTGAAATAAGCTGCGATAAGGTCGCGCGACTTACTTTTTTAAGCTTTGCAAGGGCGTCTAATATTGGCACAAGGTTGTTTTCAAATTCCCGGGCATTAATCATGTCCAGTTTTCCGATTCCTTTAACCTGCGCGTAATTAAAGATGTTCCGGTTTAGGTTCTCCGCTTTTCCACGGCTTAAATCTCCGAACATCGCCATCTTTTTTTCAATTTTGTCGGCCGAAACATTTTGACTCAACAATGCACCTGCCTGCAAGACGTCGTCATTTTCGTACGAAGTCTTGTCTGCATATTTGTTCAAATTCGCAACAACAGAGGCTGCCTTATGCTTGCCAACAAACTGCTCGAAATCCAATAAAGTACTTTGTCTGTCCATGCCCAATTTAGCAGCATAGGTCAAGCCAGCCGCCGCCATTGTACCCGCCACCAAATAGGGGTTTCCAATCATTGGGAGAGTAGCAGAAAAAGGATTCTTAGAGCCTCCGAGCTTAGGCGTCCCGAAATTACTATTGCCTCCTCCGCCAGACGGCAGCGTATTCAACCGGGCTTTTAATTTATCTATCTGCTGTTCAGTCTTCTTTATCTTGGAGTCGTCTATTTCAATGGTCTTTTTGACCTCTAAGCTTTGCAGCTTTGAATTAAGCTTATCTACAAGCTTACCCGTATTTCCGATTGCCCGGTCGAACGAAGCTTGTTTTTTCACCATACGGTCGGTTTTGTTCGTATAGTTGTTGAAAAGATTATCAAGCGGGCTTGAAAACAAGTCCGATAATCCTATGTCAAAACTGTATGCCATTATTTATATCGGTCAGGATAAAGTAGTTTTAATAGAAAAAGGCATTCTTGCCAGGCTGCGCCGAACTGTTCGTTTGAAAGCTGGTTGGGGTTTTGGATTCCGAGAAAGTGACGAAGCAAGGTATTGCGCTTCCTTACTTCGTCCAGGTACGTTTCTTGCAGAGGCTTTCCAGCCTCTAAACGTTTTTTAAGCTACCCTCGAACACCGGGATTAACTGGGCAGCGGCCTGATAGCATTGGAACAACAAAAGTTCGTCCGCCTCTAAGGCTTCCGGGTTATCGCTGCCCAAGTAGCAGTTTACAAACATTGCCTTGCCTCTGTTAAAGCCCTCTTCTGACAAAGCGGCTTGGATAATATCGAGCGTCGGACGCTTAAAAAATACGGCAATTACGGTTGCTTCGTCTGTTTTAATAGACGCCTCTTTTACTTTTTTGCCCGCAAATCCGGCAATATCTGCCGCGGATAATGGTGCTTTGAAATCCATATTTTTGTTTTTAAAAAGCTTTTAAAAATTGATTAAACGAGACTTAAGAAGATGAAGTTTGCTGTAACTTCCGTGTCCGGGTCGCCCTGTCCGATGCTCACATCTTCACCGCCGAACTCGCAGAACATTAAGCTGTCTGACTGTACAGTTAAGTCCGGGCGTTTGTACGCAATTGTGATTGTGAACGGCGGAACATCTCCGAGAAGCTTTACACCGAAGCGCGCTTTAATTGCAATCAGGTCTCTTTTTTTAATTGTGATTGAGCCGCTGAAGCTCTTGTTTCCAATCCCGACGAATTGGGGGTTTGTCCCAGCTCCGTACTGCAATTTCTTATCGAAATCGGCAGTGTACTGCACACGGGTAAAGCTTGTAAGCTCCTGCCCGTTGTGCAGTAATCGAAGCTGAGACCAGTCGTATGCTCTACTGTCGAATGCCATCTTTATCTGTTAAATTGTTGTTGCGAAACCAATCTTGACGATAATTTCTTTCATTGTCGCAGTCGGAACAATCTTTAGAACAACCTCTAAATTGCCCGTTTGTAAAATGTTCTGAGCCGGGTTAATTTGGCATTTTACTGCGCTGATTTCCCCCTGGCAGTTGATTGTAACCGCGCTTTCACATTCTCTTTCGAAAAATGAAAGTTTAGCAGCGTCTAACAAACCATTATCTATTACGATTGTCTCGTTAACGTGGTTAACGAACGTAGCGTAAGCAATACGGTGAACCTTGTCGATAGTTCTGCCAGCCTGCAAGCTTGAATAATCGTCGCTTGTCGCTGTCGCAGTACTGTCGTTTAAGAAGAAATATCCCAACTTACCCGGATAAGCTGTAGGTACAATGTACCCCTTGCTCGCAAGCGTTGCCAAATCTGCGAACTGACTTTCTATCGTCGTTCCGTTCGTAAGATACATTGCAGAACTAGGCAGCGCACCCCAGCCCACATGTCCGATGTGCTGGTTAACTGCAACTGCGGCAATCCTGCCTAAAAGCAAGCCTTGCGCGGCATTTCTTGCAGCAACCGTAACACAGGCAAGGTTAATGGCCACCCGGTTATAAGCCGCGCTCGTAAGGTTTACCACTACAGCCGGGTCGCTTCCGTAGAATCTACCGTCCAAGATTATACGCAGTGGTTTTTGACCGCCCGCGTAAGTCTCCGCTAACGCCTGCGCCTTGATTAGAGCCGTTGGAATATCTGCGTCTAGCCCGGCCGTAATTGCCGGAGATGTTCCGCCCGAAACGAACAAAGAAACCGCAAGCACATTGACTCTGCCTTGACTGTAATCAAGCAGCTTCTTTGCAGAGTTTGCCGTATCCTTGTCGAGTACTTCCGACATTTTGGCTGTTTTCGGGTACATCATAATATAGAACTCTCTGCCCTCGTTCTGTGGGAACGAATAGAAGTCTTTTATTTGTGACCAGGCCTCTGCGTTCTCTGTTCCTGCGATAGCCGTTAGCCCTAATCCCTCCGCCTGCGCCAAAGAGTTAATCATCTTTGGCGTATATAAGGCAAGGTTAGCCGTTGCCGTGCCAGTGAACAGCAGTCCGGTGACACGGTCTTGAACGGTCTGGACTTTGCCCAGACCGCCGTTGCTTAAAATGATTTGAACTGCCATTGATTAGGTCTTTTCGATTGTAGGGAAATCCCAGTGAGTTCCGCGATTTCGCGAAAGTTTCCACAAATCACCATGCCCATCTAAAAAGACCTTTAGGTTCACACAGTCGTCAGAGTGCACCGCGGTAATAATTGCGGGCAATTCTTTCTTTGAAAAACCGGAATGCTGCATAAGTGAAATATCTTCCTCGGTCGGCTTGTATATTACAATCCGTCCAATTGTTACTTTTGACATATAAAAGGGGTTTTAAAAGGCTTTTAAAAAGGATTAAATTAAGCTGCTGTATCCTCCACAAGTGCTACAACGCCCAAGTTATCAAGGCGTTTTTTGATGCCAGTCGCACGGGTAAGCGAAGAAAGAATACTACCGTAAAACTGTGGGTCATTATCTCTTTCGAAAACGTCAACTTCCCCTACAGCCTTATAAACCATTGACGGATGCCAGAAAAGACTAGCTGCGTTATCTGTCGCGGCCGCAGTCGTGTAAGTCTTAAGGCTCATATCTTTTGCCCCGGTGTAGGCGGCATTGATATTAAGCACCCGGCTACGCTTCATAATCTTAAATCCCATTAGCTCGTTGATTACACCAGCTTTCAAGTCCGCTTCGTTGGTTACATCACGGCGTAGCATCACATCGTCAGAAAACAGATCGTTATACATCTGAGGTGTTAATAACGCTACACGGCCGTCTTGCGGGACATCTTGCGCGTCAAGCATTGCCGCCATTCTTGCGATGTCTTGTCGCAAAGCGGTTTTTCTGTTACCAGTCGACCCGGCCAGCTCCGCAGCTCTTGCCGCCCCTGTTGTCTTGCTGATGCGGACAAACGGAGAGGCTGCGCCCGTCGTCGCGACGTTAATAAATCCGCTAGCTGCGGCCCAGTTGAACAGTACTTTCAAAGCAACACGGTCGGTCAAGTTTGCCAAGTTTTGCGACATAACAGAGTTCCGTTTCGAGAACGAAAGTTCGTATTCATCAATTTTGGCGATTCTGACAGGCTTTACGTAAAAATTCGTAAGCGGTAGGATTAAATCCAAGTCCGTACGCTCTGTTGCATCAACGGGAAACACGGTTAAGTCTTGCTCCACATCTGTCGCTCCACCAGCCTGCGGGATATGCAGGAACTTACCGTTTATCAGGAATGAGGTCGCGTCTTCGGCGAACTCTAAAAATTTGTTGTTAGCGTAAATCGCCTCCACGATGTCGTTAATCCAGATTTCTTTTTGGATAGCCATTTTTTAAAAGAAGATTTTTTAAAGTATCTATTTGTCTGTTTTAGATTAGCGACTATGCGCCGTATTTTGTGCCGAACTTCGCGCTAAAAAGCTTACTGAATCGCTCCGGATTACTTTGTTTTAGTGCGTATAATTGACCCGTTTTATCGAGTCTGGTGTACTCGTCTGCAAGCTTAATTACATCGTTATCTGCCTGCGAATCCGGTTGAATTACATCTGCAAGTGACACAGGGGCTTTTCTTTCAGCTAGCAATTTTTCTACAAGCTCATAGTTACCCGAAGCGTCAGCCAACGCGATGAACGTTTCTTTTTCTGTCGCAGAGATGCGCTTTTCGGTAATAGCCTTGTCGCACAATTGTGCAAAGGCGGCCTTTTCGTCTGTTTTGTTTTTAGCTACAAGCTCATCAAACCTTGCCTTGTAGCCCTGTTCTTGTTTCAATGCAGTAACGGACTGCAAGGCCGCTGACTCGTCTGCGGAGTCAGACAAATTCAGTAGCTTTCTTAATTGCTCTAACATTGTTTTTTTAGGTTGTTTAAGTTGTTTTAAAAGGTTGTCTGAGAGATTGAAATATGTACTCTCGCGGTCATTTTCGTCGACAAGACGAATGCAGGATTTATTTCCCGCGAGCGTAACAAGAGAGGTTTCACGCGCTTTCGAGCGGGCAAAGTACACATACTCTTTCCCGTTTATAGTTTTCAGATATGCGCTACTTTCATCCGGGCGAACAGATATAGACGCGCGGGTTATTATGCCATCGTCAACCAACTGTTTTACCTTTGCGGCTTCCGCAATCCCTGTGTAGGGATTCCATTTTTGCGAAATCGCACCGTCGACTAATTTGCGGTCTGTCCAGTGCCCGCATGGCACATTTAAGTCATGATTAAAAAAACATGTTGGCTCTTGGTCGACGTCGCTAAAGTCTATCCCTTCGCTGTCCAGCCCAAAACCATACACATTTATCGTGTCTTGTGTAGCTATGAAAATGTAATTCATTTTGCTTTCCCTTGTTGTTCGAAACAAAGCTCGAACAAAATTTTAAGTGTCGCAAAAACCTATTTTCAAATTGACCTAAAATTAAGTTCAAATTAGCCTAAATTCAGACTAAATTGGATTTGACTTTTTGTAACTACTTGAATAACTGCTGAATTTCGAAGAAAAAAGACAAACATTCTTGAATTTATGACAGCAGAAAAGCTAGCCGAAACCCTTTATTTTAGCGGGTTAAGTCAGAAAAAAATCGCAGAAATTACAGAGAAGTCCGAGGCCACGGTATCAGCCTGGGCACAAAAAAACAAGTGGGCAGATAAGCGCGCCAGCACCTTAGCCACCCAGGAAAGTGCCGTACAAAGAATCATGAGTCTGATAGATTACCAGCTCAGATATTTGGAGCAACAAAAGGATAAGGCGATACAGGAGGGAAAACTTGTTCCGCTGGATAAGGGGCAGATTGATGCTCTTTCAAAGCTGCTATCTGGCATTAAGCAAAAGGAGATGACATTCGCCCAAATAGTAAACAATATTACTGAATTATTAGGCTGGCTACAGACGGAAGATATTGCACTCAGCAAAGCCCTTGTTCCCTTCACTAATAAGTTTATTAATCTCAAAAAGGATAATTTCGACAAGTGATAACTACTAAAGACAAACAGGCTTTAGAAGCGTATCAAGCGGTCAAACTCAGCATCGGAAAAGCTACAGAGGTTATCTTAGACGAGACTGAATCGCAAAAGGAAAAACGTGTCGCAGAGCTATTAAAGCCTAAAAATTTTGAAGCTTTTTGCGACTATTATTTTCCACATTTAAAGACCGCGCCTTTCGGTTGGTTTCATAAGCGAGGGGCAAAAGAAGTATTAGAAGACAATAAGCATTTTGGCGTATGGGAATTTCCGCGCGAACATGCTAAGTCTACGTTAGCACTAATGCTATTTATTAATCTCTACTTTGCAGGAGAGATTACAGGGCTTGTCTTAACCTCTCAGAGTGCTGATAAGGCCGAAACTTTGCTTTCGAGATTTCAGGCAGAATTTGAAGCAAACGCGCGGCTTATAAACGATTTCGGGAGTCAAAAAAATATTGGAGATTGGTCGGTAGGACAGTTCTCAACTATCCGCGACGTGGGATTTTGGGCGTTCGGAGTTGGACAAAGTCCGCGGGGGGTTATCGTAGGCGGAAACCGTCCTAACGCCTGTCTTGTAGACGATGTAGACACGCCGGATTTGTGTAGAAACCTCGAACGCGTAACCCGTACAGTTGACTGGATAATGGGGGATTTATGGGGGGCGTGTGCTATCAAACAAGCTCGTTTTTTGTGTCTCGGAAATGGTATTCACCAAAAGTCTGTACTTAGACATATCGTCGGAGACACAGAGATAGGAATGCCGAAAAAACCGGGCGTAAGACATCTGAAAGTCTATGCCCTTGAAAATCCCAAAACGCATGCAAAAGACCAAAGCGAAAAGGGCGTCCCAGCCTGGAAGGAAAACTATTTGCGTGGGCAACTTGACTTAAAGCTTATGCAGGTCGGCTACAGGGTAGCGCAGCGGGAGTATTTTCATAAGCATATTATCGACGGAACTGTGTTCAAAAAAGAGTGGGTAAATTATGTTCCTGTCAAGAGCTTGGCAGACTGTCAAGTCGCTGTAAGCTATGTTGACCCTTCTTATAAAGATACCAAGCGCAACGACTTTAAAGCCATTGTTGCTACAACCCGGATAGGTACAAAAATCGTGGTAGTAGGGGTTTGGGTTAGGCAGGCAAGCGTTTCCAGTATGGTGACTGCGCACTATGACATGGATTTGTTCCTAAAAAGCAAAGGACTGAAACTACATATTTGCTATATGGAGGCGAATATGATGCAGGACACACACTTAACCGAATATGTAGCACAAAAAGAAAATTTCGGATACATGCTGCCAATTCGGGCAGATACGCGAAAAAAACCAGACAAAACGGGGCGCATCGAAAATATGACCCCTTTGTTCGAGAGAGGTATTATTGTATTTGCGGACTACCTGAGAAACACCCCTGATTTAATCGCCTTTTTAGAGCAGCTTTTAGGTTTTCCAAACGCGCACGACGACGCACCCGATGCCTTGGAAGGAAGCGAAAATAAACTAAATGAACATCACAGATCAATGACCCAACCACCTGAAACTGGCGGAACACGCCGTACAACAACCTGGTAAAAATGGCATACGTAACAACAACAGACCTTAACGCAGCTCTCTACGAAGAGATTCAGCAATCTATTAGCCGGGACAATTCGAACCCGCCAGAAACCGCAATAAACAACGCGATGGACTTGGTTGCAGCAAAACTTTCACTACGCTATAACATTGCGGCGGAGTTTGCTAAAACTGGCGATAGTCGTAACTCCCTGCTTGTAATGTACGTAAGAGATATAGCAATATACTTCTTATACAAGCTCCCTGAGTCCGTTCCTGCAAAGCGAAAGTTTGCATACGAAGAAGCAATATCTTTCTTGCTCGAATGTCAGCAGGGACTATCCGTAATACAGGGCTTAGACCCCGCGCCAGTAAGCGAAAACCCGGCAGCTTCGGACAGAATTGCCGCTGGATACGAACCCCGCAGGCCGTCAAGGTGGTAAACCCCTTTTAAAACATTTTTAATTTTTCTTGTAATCGATTTTAATAGTCGATTGACACAACTATTCGACTTGCGACAATATCGTCGCTTAAACGCAAAATTAAGCCGATGGCAAAAAAAAGAAAACCAGACGCGGGCATAACCGTTACAGACTTCGCCCGCCCTGTGGTAGAAGTAAAGAACCTAAGTATAGACGTCCGACCGCTTAACCGAACAAGAAAGGAGCTATCGCAGGTTCGACAAGCAATCGTTTCTGCTGAAAGTTCTGTTAATCCAAACAGGCGGCTGCTGCTTGAATTGTATGCGGAAATCTTATTAGACCCGCACCTTACTTCTGTCTCTGAAAAACGCAGATTAGCTGTAACCAATACTGATATTGTTTGCGCGAACGAAAAGGGGGAGCAACACCTATTAGTGCACAAGTTAATAGATACACAATGGTTTGAACAGCTTTTAAGTCATATTATCGAAACGGTAGGGTTTGGCTATACTTTAATAGACCTACTTACGGCCAACCTGCTCGACCCTGCAAGTCTCGAAGAATGCGAGATTATAGACCGTCGGCATGTCAAGCCCGAACTTTCTATTGTAACCAAAACTCCGGAAATGAACAGTGGGTTTGGTTATACCCTTCCGCCATACAACAACCTTTATTTAAGCGTTGGGAAAAAGCGGGATTTAGGCTTACTGCTTAAAGCGCTTCCCTGGATACTCCTAAAGACGGGGAACATTCAAGATTGGGCGATTTTTAATCAAATATTCGGCATGCCCTACCGGGTTGGAAAATACAACAGTACTGTTCCTGGCGACCGTGAAAAGCTTAAACAAGCATTAGAGGAAGCTGGAACAAGTACGTATCTGATTTTGCCAGATGGGACAGAAATAGAGTATATACAAAACACTGGTACAGCAGGGAATGCAGAAAACTTTCAAAAGTTTCAAAAAACCTGCGACGACCAGGTTAGTAAACTTTGGCTTGGCGGAACGCTAACAACGGACGCAGGAGACAAGGGGGCTCGAAGTTTGGGCGATGTGCATTTAGAGGTAGAGGAAAAAATTGCGGCAGCAGATAGAAGGTTTGTGCTTAGAATCCTTAATAGCAAGTTCATCCCTGCTCTAAGGTATGCCGGATACGACATTCAAGAAGGCTACAGATTTGACTTTAAGGAAGCCGAAGAGCAGCTCTCTATTGTCGAGCAACTTGATAACGACCTCAAAATTCACGAAAAAGTTGGCAGGATACCTAAGAAGTTTTTTGCGGAAAAATACGGGGTAACGTTTGTTGACGACAACGACGAGCCGGAAAAAGAAGAGCCTGAGCCAACTAAGCCAGTAGAGAAAGAAAAGAAGCCTAAAGAAGAGGCTGTAAATAACGCAGACGGACTAAGCCTTAGTCACCGCCTTGTTTCGTCTTTTCTCTCTTTTTTCGACCAAGCCCCGAAGTTGTAAAATTAAGCGACCTCGGGGCGCAAGTGAACACCCTATATTCTCATTCGCACACCAATTTAGCGGATGAGGGTAATAATATGAGCGTGAAGGGAATCGTTAACGAAGCCCTTAAGCAAATTCATGAAGGCACAGAATTAGAGATAAGTCAACTCCTTTTTAACCTTACTTATTCTTCTCTACTAGAGGCGGTAAACAAGGGGTTAGAGGGTGAGATAAAGCAGGAATTTAAAAGCAAATTAAAATACTCCGCTGCCTCCTTCTCTGCACATAAGACCGCTGCTCAGTGTGCAGAGCTGCGAGATAGCTTACTCGACGAGAACGGAAAAAAAAGAAGCTTCGCGAAATTCAAAAAAGCAGTATCCGGGATTGTAGACAACTACAACGTGAGATGGCTAGAAGTAGAACACCAGGCGGCTGTAAGGGGGGCGAGAATGGCGACGAATTGGCAGAGATGGGAGGCGCAAGCTGACATTTATCCGAACCTACGCTATCTGCAAACGCGGGCAACGACTCCGGACGAGGCACATTTAAAGTTAGTTGGAATTGTGCGGCCTATGAACGACCCGTTTTGGAGAAAACACCTCCCGCCGAGCCGCTGGGGCTGTCTCTGTGGCGCAGTGCCAACAACCGAAGGTGTAACAGAATTGCCGGAAAAACTCCCGGAAGTGTCGCAAGGTTTAGGCGGAAATGTCGGACAGACAGGCGAATTATTTACCGACGACCATCCGTATTTCAGCAAAAAAGTTTCGGAGCAAACAATTAACAGCTTACAAGATGCCTATAAACCCTCAGCCGAATAAAAAGGAGCTGGCGCGGATTGTTACCGCTCTTAAAAGTCCTGCGACCAGGCGGCAAATTTTAACGATAATCGGGCAGGAAGGCGAAAACTGGTTTAAGAAGTCGTTCCGCGACGAAGGCTTTACGGATACCACCCTCGTAAAGTGGCAGCCCTCTAAGCGACTTACAGCCCTGCCCGCAGAAGGCAAGAAGGCCAAGAAAAGGACAGCTCTACAGAACAGACCGACCCTGACCCAGTCCGGAGACCTGGGCGATTCGATAACCTGGGAAAACGCCGGACAATTCGGGGTTAAGTTCGCCTCAGATCTGGACTATGCGAAGGTTCAGAATGAAGGCGGAAGAGCTGGGAGAAAGCTAGCGGCAAGAATCCCAAAACGTCAATTTATGGGAAAATCCGAGCTGCTTAATTTAAAGATTATGCAGACGATTAGAACACAGGTTTTAGATAAAATTTTAAACAATAAAAAATAATGCTAGAAGCACAATTTGAGATTGCAGGAGCTTTATTGCCGCTATTGCAGGCAGGGACGGTCAAGCAGTTTGATTTAGATAAGGGGCAATTAGAAGACCCTGACAAATACGAAAGCATCCTGCAAGTATCGGTACTTTTGGGTGGTTTGGATATAGACTTTCAAGGCTCTCATGTCGGTAACGCGCAGACAGGAGCGGGCAGCTTTACTTTAAAAACAATATTCAGACTTCCGGAAACTACCTACATCACAAGCAAGGTAGACGATTTGCAAAGACTTGCGGACAACTTCGCAGCTCTCTGGGTTGCAAAAGAGGTTCACAAAGCTGTTTGTAAGCTACCGACCGTTGCCCGGCACGGGTACAGGGAGTATTCTGTCAATACGTTCTACGTCGTAGAGCAAACATATAGGTCTCAGTTTTGGGATACTATCAATACTCCGCAAACCATTACTTTACACGATTTCACCATTAACGTAAATATCCCAATTTTATGAGAATAACAGCAAAAGTACTACAGGCAATTGGCGTGCCTGCGACACGCATAGACGAGCATATTGACCCTATAAACGGGGCTATCTTGTTTGCGAAACTTAGCACAAGCGAACAGGTTGCAGCATTTATTGCAAATGCCGCTTACGAAACAGGATTTTTTCTAAATCTTACTGAAAATCTTAACTACACAGAAGAGCGGATTTTGCAGGTATTTGGCAGACGGATTACTCCTGCACAAGCGAAATTGTGCGCCAGAAATCCCAATAAATTAGGCGATTGGGTATATGCAAACCGGAACGGAAACGGGGGGGTAGAAAGCGGGGACGGGTTTCGTTTTCGTGGGCGTGGATATTTCCACACAACCGGGCGGGCGAATTACAAAGCCCTAAACGGCACAGTCGGAAGGCATATACTCCCGGACGGAAGCGAAGCTGACATAGATTTCACTAAAAAACCTCTTATCCTTTCTGACCCAACCTTTGCCGCCCTATCCGCTGCGCAGTATTGGATAGATAACAAGCTTTCTTCCTGCGAAAGCTTCGAGGCGATTTGCATTAAGATTAACGGAGGCGAAAACGGCCTTGATGCCCGAAAACAGATTTACACCAAACTTTTAAATGCTTTAAAAACAATTTAAAACACCGCTAAGATGGTAAAACAAATTTTAGATTTTTTGGGTATTGCACCCGAAGCAATTACGTCCGGGGCGCTCGGTGCGGCTATTGCACAGTTTTTTAAATTCGGCCTCAAATGGTGGGAGCGATGCGTACAAATTTTGGTCGGCGGAGTATTCGCCGGGTACGCAGACCTCGCATTATTAGAGTACTTTCCGGCGATGAAAAGCCGGGGTTTTGCCGCATTTTTGGCCGGACTACTAAGTTATTACATCATTGGCGGCATGATGGTTTGGGGCAAGAGCTTCAAGAAAAGCCCAATCCGGGCAATTAACAATTTAAAACAAGGACGCGATGAAACAAATCAGTAAAGCCCTGTTCACCGAAACGCTATTGGGAGTAATAGCCATTTCGCTAATTATTGTACTTACACAAGTGCTAGGCTGTAAGCACAAAAAGCAGTCAACTGACCTGCTAATTAAGCGCGATAGCCTCGCCATCGTCGCTAAGTACGACAGTATCAGAGTTGTAAATTTAAAACTTAAAGACAGTATCACCGATGCGAAAATTCAAAAGATTCCTGCTCATTTTTCTAAGTCTTTCCGCGACTCTGTGTTTCGGAATTTCGGGAAGTAGTTTGAGCGACACGACACGAAAGCAGCTTGTCACATTTCCGGCGGTGACAGTTGAGAAAGCTGACAGTATTACAAGGGCGCTGGTAGAATATCCGTTGCTTAAAACCCGGGTTTCTTATCTCTCGCAGGCGCTTGACGCAAGTGAGAGCGAAAAGAGGAACAAGAACCTGGCAGATAAGATTACTATTCAGGTTCTTTCTGCGCAACTTGTCGCGGCACAAAAACAGATAAAGAAAGAAAGGTTTTGGAAAAAAGTCTGGCGGGGTGTGGCTATTGTAGAGCCTGTAGTTATTGCAGTCCTTATTACTGCTCATAAATAAAGAAAAGCCTCTCGGATTCGAGGGGCTTTTTTATTTTAATAATTGCCGCTTAATTATTACCATAATCAAAGCTTTCGTCTGGCTCAAAGTTAGGGTTAAGCATTTGAAGGTCTAAATGAGTCCCTGCATCTGTGTATCTGGTTGGGTTGAATATCTCCCCATGAGTCCCCAAATCGCCTTTATATATTGCATCACCCTTTTTAAAGGAATATGACACCTTTTGTTTATCGGGATTATATTTTCCATGTTGAAGAACTACATTGTCAGAAACCTTAAAATGCCTAATTTCATCTTCGTTCATTTCAAACCACACAAATCCGGTTCGGTCGTTAAACAAAAAGCTTAATTGCAAACTGTTCCCATTTCTATAGACCGAATACACGCTACCTTCTTTCCCTATATACACATCGTCTAGTATTAAAGCCCTCAGCCGATGGAAGAAATCTGACTTTACTTTCCTAGTCAATTCACGACGACCATTTAGGTACAAAGAAAGGGTGCTTTTATCTATACTCATATATTGCTCAACGTCAACCGCTCTCATACCGACCTTAGACATCTTATTTTTAATCCAACTCGTTGTTACTATGTCTGAATCAGTCTTTATATATATCTTTGTTCCGACACGTAGCGCCCTTCCGGACAACATACTATTGTCTATCATTTCTTTTGTCAGCCTTACCAGACCTTCTGCGTCAGCGTAGTTTTCGCTAAGGCTTCGTCCTTGTGACACTTCAACAACTACCTCTTTTTTATCCACAAAGACGATGTTGAAGCGGATATTGCTATACCGTTTGTGTGCGATTGCAGTTCGTTCTAACTTAGCCAATTGGTCTTCACTAAGATATTGCAATCGTTTAAGATTTTGAATTGTGCTTTCGTTTACCATTTTTTTAAGGGTTAAAGAAGGGGCTTTCACCCCTTCGTGTTGTTAAGTTAATAAATCCTTGTATCGGTTTGTGTGGATTTCGTAAATACCAATTTGCTCATTTTCGATTCCTAATCTTGTTGCCTCGCTTTCGCTTTCGACAATCAAAACCGCATCAAAATAATAATCGCCTTGATTATTCCAACCTCCAACAATCCCAGCAGTTTTTTTGAGAGCAACGTCAATTACTTTCATTGCCCCCTCTCTCCCAAAACAATTTTGTGTTTCTAAGAGAGCCACCGCCCAACCATGCGTAACAGGCTGGAAGGTGTTTACATTAATCGTGAATCCATCCGGATTCTCAGAGGCTACACGTAGTAGCTCATCTGTCATTTGCTGATTTACCATAAATAAAGAACTTGTTTAAATTTAACAATACGAAGTTACTACAAAAGTTTGCAAATGCAAACTTTTGGTTGTGTTTTTTTATAGCTGTGCAAAAAAAATCCCTCAGCCCGGAGGGATTAGTTTAGATTCAATTTTTTGTATTTAGCCTTTTGCATTTCTGCGTGTTCCCTCTCCAGTTCCACTAATCGCACATAGAGAGCCTCGAGGCATGTTGCAAAAGCCGCATCTAACCTTAGTATCTTTCTAGGCACACCCCTTCTTACCTCAACGCCTGCCCTAATTAGTACGATTTCAATCGCGTCTATTCCTACAGGAACTAAGGATATTCGCACCCCACACATAAGGGCGCTTGCAAGTTTGTCTAGTGAGTTATTTTCCATCGTTTTGGGGTTTGCGTTTTTCATAATATACCATATAAAAAGATTCTTCAAGGGTTTCAATATAGTCTCCTGATATTCCGACATTTCCGCCCCTGAGTTCTAGTATTGCCTTCTTTAGTTTGTCAACTACATGCCGTTTGAATGATTTTCGGGACAAATCAGCAGGACGAAACATTTCACAAATCTCAACCTGTAGCCAATTTTTACCTTCCGAAACGGTAATTACTATAGGTTGTTTTTCTTCGTAAGTAAAACCAATTCCGTATATATTAACATACTTCGATAATTCGTCTAAAATTTCTTTCATGTCAGTTTGATTTATTATCGTATCACAGTACGATATTGTACGATTATCGTGCTGTAATACGATAGTGGTTATTAATCGTCTTTCTTCTTTGGTGAACCTACAAGTATGTGGAATGCAACGGAAAGTAAGACTATCGTTAAAAATTGTTCTATTGTCATTTTTTTCTAGTTTTATTCTGTGTAATAATCAAAACGTTTTATTCTCTGTAATCCTAGTACGCAGTAGTCTTTCCCGATACCGAACTGTCCGCCTTCCAACTTATAAGAGATTTTCGCAAACATTACACGATGTGTATATTCTTGTTTGTGTGCTATCCATTCCCTTAGCATTAGTTCGTCTCCGACGCTGAAATTCCTGTCATCCTTTCTCACTTCAAAAGGCTTTTTTCTTAGCCAGGTTTGCGAGAAGTATTCTCTTTCGCACTTGATTTCATGTGTCATGATTTGATAAATTTATATTGCAAATCTGTCGTCAGGTACTTTTCTAATATTTCGAAGGCTTTTTGATTAATCTTTTCGTTAACCCTAGTCAAATCAGGGTCTTTCAGTTTATTGTCAAGCTGCCGGATTCTCCTAAGCAGCATTGATGTTAACTCAACCAACGTATCAACCCCCATGAAAGATTTAATCTCGTTTATTTCGGAGGTCGCAAGTTCAATTCCGTGATTTTCTAAAAAGAACTTGAATATTTCGACATTTCGGTCATTCTTCATCGTCTGGCAAATAGGGGTTATGCACCTCATCCATATCATGTACCAAAATCTCGAAAGGAACTTGGATAACTCGTTTATCTATTTCGAGCGAGCGATCCCACTCGTCCATAAACAAAGACATGTCTTCGAATACATGCGTCAGTCTTTCAACTGAACTATTCAGTAAATCTTCCCCCTTTTTAATTATGTGGGACGTAGAGCCAAATGGATCGCTGTACGCTCTTTCAATTACCAATGCCTGCAACATGTTACTAAGATTGTGTGCGAGGTATTGTATTTGCCCTGTGGCAATAAGAATTTTCGCGGCGGCATCCAGCTTTGCGTTATTATTCTCTTTCATTTTTTTGTGTTTAAAAGGTTTTTAAAATTTTTAGTTACCCCACTGCTCTGCCATCGCGTTCGCGATACCCTGATAGGTTTTCGCCCTTAATTCGGCCGCCTTACCCCCCAGTTTGTTGTTTCCTGATGGGGATTGGTTTTGCCATCTTTCGCCCGGCTTCAATCTTAAAACTTCTGTATGGCGCAACAGGGGCAAGCCTTTAAGCCATAGGCAGGTAGCTTTACTTTCCGGATGTCCAAACTGAAACGGTTGTATAATCTGTGTTTGTTCAACTCCGATTATCCGCTTTGCATAGCAGTGCATTATCGGGTTTTCAATTGCTATTCTTTCGCAATGATGATTAAGGAACAGCTTAAAAAAGTTTGCTGCCTCAATCATTTCTAAGATTTTATCAGGATTTAGGCCAAATTCTTTCTTAGAGTTATGATACAGCCTCAGTACGCTAGAGTTGCAGAGCCTTGTACAGACAGGGTGTGCGATAATCAAATCCCAGCTATTGCAATATAGAATATCCCTGACATCGCCTTTGTAGTGCTTTCCAAGAATGTCGCTATTTTGCAGGTCGCAGCTCCAGGCATCATGTCCGTGCTTTTCGAACGCTTGCCGAATTATGCCGGACTTTTCACATGCAACCAGCACTCTCATTGCTCCCATACTCTCGACCTTAAGTAAGTTTCTGCGTATTTCTGCGAAATCCCCGGCTGTTTAATAAGCCTTTGCCTGTAGCGCGGTATGTCTTCCATTACCTGTACCTTTTCTTTTAAAGTTAGCTTCTCGAATACCTTTTCACTTAGCTTTTTGTTGCTATTTGCTTTGTTTCCGTATGCTTCCCAAAAGTCTAAAAATTGAACTTCTGCGGGGAAGTGCTTTGCTGTAATGTTCTTAGCGTCTTTAATAAACTTGTTTGCAGCAGTTACATTAACAGGGAAGTTCGCAGCTAAAAAAGTAAGTTGGGAGGCATTTAGCTCAGCTTCGTTAGAGAATCGCACCAAAGTTCCATCTAAGCGAAATTCAAGTATCAATTCTCCCTCGAACAAAGCAGAGCTAAGGATGAATTTTTCGGTCATAAGTAATTAAGTTTAACTTCTATAATTACGAATTTTTCGTTAACCCCCGGGTATTCTCGTTTCTTAATTCTATAAGTCTTGATCTTTCTGCTAGTAACAAATAACTCACCCTTGTCAAGAGCTGACACCAAAGGGATACCATCCAGTTCTTTAGAAATTTTACGCTCCATTTGCTCAACTTCGTCTTTCGCTTCATTCCATCTTTTTCTTAATACTTCTACCTGCTCGGCCTTTTTCCTCATCTCCTCATACTTATCAAGTGTATTGCCGAGCATCACTTTGTGTTCATTTATTAGCTCCATTTCTTTATTTGTTTAGTAATTTTTGTAAATAATTAGCCATTTGCGCACCTGGAAGGGTTACTGTCAAACCCTTTTCGTCACCCCCCCCCCGTGCTTCCGCGTTTAAGCCTGTAACGCCCCGCTTTTGAGGCTGTCACCTCGTAATTGGGAGGGTTGCCAGCTAGCATCTCTAAGAGATTTAAGCGGGCTACTTTGTTTTCGATCGCTGTTTTAATATTCATCTGTCTCTACCTCACACGACAGATTTTTAATTAAAAGCACAGCGCCAGGAACAGGAATTGGGGCGACGGCTTCATCGTCAAGAGCGTCAAAAGTTTCTAGTACGGCTTTCGCTACTTTCTCCGCAATACATCTTAATGTGCTTTCTTCTTCAAAATCGTTTTCCAGTGCACACATTAGCGTTCGTTCAGCATCCCAATAATTCCCATCAAACTCTGCTTCGAGTTCAATTTCTTTTACAATCTTCACTTTGTATTTTTTCATCGTTATCCTTGTTGTTTTTGTTGAAACCGTAGTCAATGGAGTATGGAAACTCCTTTTCTTCACTTTTATGCCAAAGCCGCTCGTTATTAACTTTCCGAACCGAATGATAGACTATCAAGCATGTCATTTCACAATACTCGAATTGCTCCCACGCTGAAAGCCTATGAAACCAAGTACACCTACTCATCATTGTTTCTCTAACCCTGTTTAAATTGTAGAGAACCTTTATGTTTTTAGCATATCTATCTTGCGTTATCTCTTCGAATGTTTTCATTTTGCTATACTTTGAAATGATTATTTAGCTAATCGCTCAGGGGCGTTTTTGTACAGATTTCCGCCGGGATTTTTGTACGCCCGTCTTTGTATTGCCTCATTGTAGCTTTTCTCGCCATACAAACAGATATGTGACGATTTTAGAGCTTTTTCACAATGTTTCTTTTCTTGCTCAGACATGAGATTATAAAACACCTTCTTTGCTCCCGTGAGCATACAGCGTTTAATACATGCCTTGCTTTGCAAATAATGCCTGTACTGTCTGTGAAATCCCATAAGCCTCAATATCAGCTCTGATTTGTTATCAAATCGCTCATCTACTGAGGGAAATCGGATAAAAAAGGGCAGTAAGTCTTTTACAAATAGATAGTCGCTTGCCTTTATGTAGCTCGGGTCAAACTTCTTTAACACTAAAGCAAAAACCGCCCTGCCCTCGGCTGTACGAATGCCTGTAATTAGGCTCAGTTCGAGATAATTAACCCTTAATTTCTCTAACTCGTTTTCAGTGTATTGCTTAAATACTTCCATCACGGAATTTTATATAAAACCATTACCAGATGAATGTAAAAGAGCAACGATGCGATAACTAAAACGGAGTAAAAAACTGCTTCTGAGGCTAACCATGAGCCGAACTTTTTAAAATTTTCTCGCATGACTTTTGGGGATTGTGTAAATCTTAGGATTACTATCGTTTGTGTATTTCGACTTCGGTAGGGATTCGGAACTAATGTTACTTTCCCCTTTAGTAAGATGCGACCGGAAAATTTTGTAGTCTGCCCAGCCCGGACGGCGGGGCTTCCATTTCACATACCTGTTTTCTAAAAGCTTATAAAAACAGGAAATGTTTTCGGCTGACAAGTCTTTAAATTCCAGCACTGGAACTCCGTCCATGACCTCGCACACTACGCCGAAAGTGTACAAGCTTTCCGTACGTGTATCGCTTAGATACACCTTTATTTTTTGTCCTATCTTATACATTTTGTTATTTTACCCCTTTTAAGATGTTTTCAATTGTAGCGTTTTCTTTGTAAAATTTTCTGGCAAGAATAGGAACAATAACATCTACACGAAGCCCCTTTTTGTAATAGTCTTCGAAGTCCTTACGAATTGCTTCGTACATCATTTTTGTAGTATGCCTTTTTGCGCCTTTCGCCATCTTTTTTTTAAATGTATTTTTTAATAATTGTGTCCCTGAGTTGCTGCAAAAAGTTTTCCTCGTAGGTATCCTTTCCAACAAAATCAAAACAACCGTCTTGTAGACAGCAAATGAAAATAAGCGCTTGGCTTATCGTAAGCGTAAACACTGTTTCAGCCCCTATATTTTTCGCTCTACTCGCCTTCTTTGCCGCTTGCTCATAGATTTCTTGTAAGATTGCTGCACAGCCGTAAAGCAAGATATTTTCCTTTAAAACAGGCAGTGGGTTTTGTTGAAAAAACACAACAAGTATTTTTCCGAGGGCTTCCAGTTCGCTGTGATTAAACTTTAGCTTTAGTTCCTGCATCGCATTTCTAAGATTTTGATACATAACCAATTAGGAAAATAGTTAAGTCGCCAGCGTGGGTAAAAAGCTCTGTTTAGTGCTAAACTTGCTTTCGGGTTTCTAGTTGAAAGCACATTAAAGAGGCTTTCCGGGAAGAAAAACCAATCTTCCAAATACACTAATATTTTATTCATCTTTTTGCTGCTTGTTGCTTCCATCTTTCTAGTGCAGTAATGCAATTTCTCAGATCGTCAGCAGGTAATTTAAAAATCGTTTCAACCTTAAATGTTTTCTGTACAAACTTATTAAGACGCGAGAAATCATTTCCCTGAATAAGCCCCATTCCGCGGGCAATCTGGTTGATTTTTGTTCGCATGCGGTTAAGAGATTTTTGTATTCCGTCTTGCAATTCGGCTATTAATGCAGCCATCTGCGATTCCGTTAATTCGCTTGAATGTTCTGTTACGCCACCTGAGTAGTGTAGTACCATTTTTTCGACCTTTGATTTGTCAAATTTCCGCTCTTTCACAAGTAAATGAAAAGCTTTATTTTGTTCTGATGTTCTTTTGTTATTTTCCATGCTTATCGTTATGTATTGTGGGAAATAGTACTCGTAAAACTGCTTAAATCCTTTCTCGCTATACTTCATCACCTTTTCGTTTATACGTTGAATAAATCTTGCTGGTTATCTGGTCTCTTGTTTTGATTAGGTGCGTACTTTTTAACCTTTTCAGCCCACTTTAGATACTCCTTTTCGAGTTCCTCTCGCAGCTTCAAAAACTCTTTTGGCTTGTTGGCTTTTAAGTACGTTTTTGAGTCGTGAGACCTTAGTTTAGCCTCAGCAGACTTTAAGTGTACTTTGGCTTGTTGGTAGCTGCTAAGCGGCTTCATACACGCGTTAGAGAAAGAGGGATTTCGTCCCATTCGCCAAGTTCATTTTTTTCTTGAAATGTCATAGTATAGCGCGTGTCTATTTGTCTATAACTTTCCTTCAACAACTCAATTCCTTTTTTCCAGTTTGGGTCTTCGTAATCATTTTCCATCTTATATAAGAGTTGCGCCCTTGAAAGCTCTAACTTACCGTTTGCATTTTTCTCTAAAAGAGTTCTAATCCATTTGTACGCATCTTCGTCTTTGGCTTTAAAATGACTTTGAATAAACAGGGATAGATGTTCTTCTGCCATTTGTGCACGCTCGTCAAAATCACTCACCGTCCGGTATGCGTACACACACCTTCTTGCGCCATCCTTACTAGTTACTGAAAAGCCTCCCTTTGAGTGCGCTGGAATGTCTCCATATTCTTGCATAATTTTATAGAGTGCCTCCAATTCGTCAAATGCCTTTTTCTTGAACTCGTAGAGCGCAATTGACAGCCCATTCGCCCCAGACATTAAGCTTTGTAAGACATCCTCTCTTGTGTCTTCATATGCTTGTCTTTTAGACCTTTTTAGTTCGTTTTCTTCTCTGCGTTTTTTCGAAAGTAACGCCTCCAATTGCTCTACTGTAAGTTCAGTTGCTACTGCTGTGTTTTCCATGTTATTTATTGTTTTATTGTTTGAATTTGTAAGCCTTCTAAGTGTTAAATATCCCTTAAACATATTATTGTTTGTTTTGCCGTTTTATCGCGACTACAATACTTCTTTCGACTCTTCTAAGGTCTGTTACAACCTCTGTAATCTTGCCTCGTCCGTTTGTTCTCGTCTCTCTGTCACATCCTGCCCAGATAGCCGAAATTGTTTCCGTGTCGCTTACACCGTTGGCCTGGCATATCTTTGCAACGTCTTCGTACTGGCTTCCGGGAAGTTCAAGAAACCTGCTGCCAATACGTGAAAGAATTTCATCAAAGCCAACTTGATTCTTTGCAGCTCCGTTTAAAATCTTCTTTTTAAGATGCTGAGTTCCGCAGATAACCAAGCCACATTCGCGCTCTAAGGCATTGTAAAAGCTTATAATAAACTGCAAGCTTGCGGGCTTTAACTTGTCAGTTTCATCAAGCATCAGGATAGGTTTTGTTGTCGCAGAACGCTGGCGAAAAAAGGCTATAATCTGTTCTAACATATCCTCGCATGTATGTCGTTTTTCAGACAATTTTATACCCACCTCTCTGCAAACTTTCTCTAAAAACACCCGGTATCCCCACGCCTCGCAACGGATTAGAAATACGCCGCTTGTAGTATCGTTTTTTAGGAAGGATTCTAGGCTTTTAGTCTTTCCTGAACCCGCCTTTTCCGATATGCCAATACACATAGAATCCTGTTTAGCGTTTTCTAAAGCGGCAGTGAGCCATTGGAAATTTGTAATGTCCGCAATCTGCCATTTTTCGGAATCCACTCGGTAGTTAAGCATTCCCGCAATGTCACTCCAAGCCTTGTCAGGGAACTTGAACCATCGCTCAGGCTTGCGAATCTCCGTAATGTAAGCGTTCGAAACCCCTAGCTTTGCCGCAACCTTAGTGTAGCTGCCCAGGTTTGAACTTTCCCGCTCAATCAGCGAGACAATATCGTGTTTGTGCTTTGTTGTTATCATATTTATAAACGGGTTTTAAATTCCTTTTAAAAACTCTACCATTGCCCCCAAAAGTCGTCCATTACCTTTACGGGTTCAGCAGCTTTTCCCTTCTTAGTTCCCCTGCGTTTAATGTTCTCTTTCATTTCTGCTATATTTGGAAGGAATGCGGCTGTTTCTGCTTCTACGGCAGCAGCTTTACTAACTTTGTGGCTGGCAAGAATCGCCATTGGGTCGTATTGTCCTGCCTCCATTAGTATTTTGGCCTTTTTCTTAATTGCCTCACTCGTTTGCTTTTGCTTTGCCTGAAACTCTGCGATTTTACCCCATTCTGCATCCTTTCCGTAACCGTCAAACCCGTCATTTCTTGCCAAACTTCCCAGAAAATCGCCTGTGTCCGGGGTAAATATCATCACTTCGCTCAGGTCTCTTTCGTCGTATTTTACTACGATTTCGGCGTGTTTCATTAAAATATCGGCCGCATTTATCGCGTATTTAGCTGCTTTCGACTCAATAAGAGGGAATAAACACACCTCGTTATGTACCTGCAATCTGACTGTACGCCTTGTGATTTTCAGTTTAGTTGTTTTCCACAGCAAATCGGCAATTTCCCAGCGTTCTATGTTTACGCTTCCCTCATAATCATCGAATAGATTGTATAGCTCTGATGGGCTATAGTCAACATTCTTGTATTTTTTAGAATATTTACTCAGCTTAGTTTTTCTATACTCGTTTATATACCCTGCAATCTCTTTAACAGCATCCTCAAATTTCCAGTTTTCTCTTTTTGCTTGCTGGAATTGCTTAGTAAGCTGGTCGGCAGATCGGTGAGCATTTTCACGCCGTGACTTAACGCCCTCCCCGATATAATAGTCTGAATCTATCAAGAATACAGACTGAAATGTTTCAAACCAGCGTTCAACGCCCGGCTTCCCGGTTGGGCTAGTGGTTTCGGTAGTTTTAACACCAAACCCCTGAAACTTCTTAATAATCGTTTCGACTTCGTCAGTTCCATACCAGCTACCACGGTCATATCTTAGCTCGTATGGTAGTTTTCCGGTGCGCTCAATGGCCATTCGCAAGGCATTTATTACCATATGTCTATTTTCAGACATATCAAGGCTGTATCCGAGAATATCTTGCGTAGCGTGGTCGCGTACAACGCTTAGTACCGCCCGTCCCATCGCTAAATCTTTTTTCTTTGTTGTAACTTCGTTGGGATCTTCCCAATAGTGCGGAGTTATGTTAATTGGAGTTGCATCTATTTCCCAGAGAATATTCTTTTCTGTGGGCATCCGGAGAGGCACAAAACCAGAGAACTTTGCCGCCCGCCCTGTTCCGCCAAAACGCTTAGCCTGCGTTATCACTTTTGTTTCTTGTTTAGCTAAAGCCTTGTAGAACCATTGTTCAGATACAAATTCGCCGTCTTCCCATCCTAATAGGCTGGCAGCCAACTTACATTGTCTATAAATGTGCGCGGCAGAAAAGTTCCGGCCATCGTTTCGCATAGCCAGCGCCCACGCATAAAGTTCGTCGTGTCGTTTTGCCTTGCGGTTTTTGTTTCCTACGTTTTTAATCGTAATAGCCTCCCAGATTTCGCATTCTTTGCGGAGGTAAACACGCTCCAATAACCTTTTTAGGTTTATTTCATGCACTGGAAGAAGCTTGGGTACACCCTTGCCCTGCTGATACGTTCCAATCCAAGCGGCAGCCTGCTTAAACGTATCATATCGCTTCCAGTTGTCAACATGACTAGCAACTATCTCACATATTGCGCAAGCTTTAGCAAGTGCTAATTGTTTTTTTTCATCTCTATCATTCCACGCCTTGTAATGCCGCATATACACCATTACTCTAACATCAATCTCTGAAACTATCTTATCAAGATTAATTTCTATTACGCTTTTCTGTACAATATGCCCTCTATTTTTCTGTTCATTTATGTACTCTTGCGGTTGAACACCTTTAAGTACATTCTTAAGCATTAGGTCTTTATACCGTAATGCCATCGCTTCCCATTGCACAAGGCTTTTTCGACGATCAGAAGGGTCTTTTTTTATTACCCAGCCATCCCGCCCACGATACGCCCCAACCACAATTGTATTTTTCTGAATACCTGCGGCCGTGAGAGACTCGATAGTAACGTATAAGCGTCCGTCTATTTCCTTTACAATATCCTGCATACTATATATCCCTTAACTCTGCTATTATTTTTTTAGTCAAACCTGCCTTAGAGTCCAAATACACATCTATTGCCACTCTCGCACGCATGTTATTTCTTACTCCGTTATTGGTTGCTCTTAAAGTATCATAAGGCACTCCCGACATATCGGAGATTAATTTCAATTCACCGAAACTCAATCTTTTGTTCTGCATTTTTAATTAAATTAAGAGACCATCTTTAACCATGCTGAATAGGTATTAATCCTTCTGTTTGTTGTCCCAATTTTTTGAATTGTGACAACCCACCCTCTATCTGCATTCATACTCTTATTGCCAATTTCGACAACTTCCCAATTTCCAAAACGTTCAGACACATCACCCGGCAAACTTGATGTAACAATACTGCCAATTGTCGGCAATCGTAAGCTGTCGATTTCGATTTTTTGAAATATGTCGGCTTTTTTAAAAGCGTCATGACTTCCATGATACTTATGTGGACAAAGCGGGCAGGTCTCAATTATTAATTCTGCCCTTACAAGAGCCTCCATAATAGGCTCTTGCCGACATACATTACATGTTATTGTTACATTTTTAGACATTTTTCAAAATTTAGTACCGTTCCCTCAAATTTGTATTGCTTTTCAAGTATAATCTACTTAGTTTGTATCTAAGACTGAGTACAATATTACCGACAATTTTCATAAATACAAAATTATTGTCGGCTTTTTTTGTAATAATTATAACAATAGTCAAATGACAAAGATAATTGATCGGGTTTTTGAATACCTTCGGTATAAAAATATACCCCATACAAAGTTTGAGAAGCAAATTAATTTAAGTAAAGGGTATCTGACAATAATCAAAAATAGAGATTCAGACATCAGTGGGTCAACAATAATTAAAATTGTCGACTTTATGCCGACAATTAACACCGAATGGCTATTAACAGGGCGTGGAGACATGGAAAAACAGGGCGAAATGTCGGACTTAAAGGTAAATCAATTTCAGGGGAAGGCTATTGAAAAAAAATATAGTTCACAGAGTATCCCTCTCTATAATTTAGATGCTACAGCGGGATTAATCCCCTTGTTTAATAATTCAGCAGCACAAACACCAGTTGACTACCTTTCAATACCAAATCTGTCGAAGTGCGACGGTGCGGTATATGTTACTGGCGACAGCATGTACCCTCTACTTAAGTCCGGGGATATTGTACTTTATAAGCAACTAGCAAGTATAGAAAGTGTTTTTTGGGGCGAGATGTATTTACTTAGTCTTGTAGACGAATATGAGCAGGAGGAGTATATCACTGTAAAATTTGTACAGCAATCAACACGGGAAAATTACATTAGACTTGTAAGTCAAAATCCACATCACCAACCAAAAGACGTACAGGTCGGTGCTGTTAAAGCAATCGCATTCGTAAAAGCCTCTGTGAGAATTAACTCGATGGGGTAATTGTACAACAATACATAAATTTTTACATGTATTTAAATACATCTTTATTGTATTTAAAAATACATATATATCAATCTATAAACTTTTACATGTATTAAAATGGACAAAAAACACAGTATTGCAAGTTGGTTTATCGGTGGTTTATTTATACTTTTTGCCTTCGCAGGTTTTTTTTCAGAGCCTTTACCTGCATTCTTTTATTTACTTTCAGGCGTCGTTATCCTACCTTACTCATCAAACTTGATTTTTGGGAAAATAAGGCTAGAATACAACGCAATAAGGGCTTTAAGGTTGTTTTTTGCAATAGTGTTCTATCTTATCGCCCTGAAATGTACAAGCCAGATTTAACCAAAATTCAACCCAATTCATAAATAGATGTATTTCAGTCTTATTTTTCATGCAAAATTAAAGTACAATTAAAATACATCTATTTTTTAATAATTCGTTTCATTAGCCATCAAATTGAAAAAACCTCTAATCTCCTCATTTTCAGGCTTTTTTAAACCATTCTGTACATCTTTATTTTAATATCTCGTATTACCCCCTAATTATGCTGCAGCGGCAATTACCGGGTATCTCTTGCTTAAGAAATATGTTTTTAAGAAGAACTCTGCTCCGGAGGTTTTAGGCTATTCGCCATCCCTCCCACTCCCTGATCAAAGCGATAGTTTCAAAACTTGGATTAGGGCTACTGGACAAACAATGGTTGACAAGCTCGGTAGTTATCTTTCAACCTGGCACTTTACAAATGGCACTTTGAATGATTACATCTTAGAAATCGAAAAGTATAACGATAATCAACTTATCTATGTCATTAACGGATATAATCAGTTGTATTATAGCAATAACAAAGGGTCGTTAGCTAAGGATTTGGATGATGTATCTTATTATACTCCACTATCCCCGATCCGTGACAATCTTGTGAAAAGAATCAAAACCTTAGAATTAAAATACCAAAACAATAACTAAAAATGGATGGATTGTTAGGAAATATTCTCGGCACTGTAAAAACGGATAATCAGATCAGTCTTGACCAGAAATCAGTACTAAATACTGGTATTATCTTGGGATTGTCTGCTATTGTTGCCGCAGTACTTATTAAATTCATTTATAAACTATTAGGCTGGTAATGATGACAAAATCTGAAATAGAACTTGAAAAAGAGTTGCTGTTGATTTCTCAGGAGGAAGCTGCTGAACGGCTTTTGCAACTCGAAGCGGAACAGGCGAAAATTGCCAAAACTGAAAAGGAAGAACTTCGAAAACGAAAACTTTCACTTTTAGATGATGCTCGAAATTACGAAGCCCTTGCCAGAGATGCAAAAACTAAAGAGGACACAGATCAAAAGCTCGATTGGGCGAAAGCCTCAAGAGATGAAGCTGCAAAGATTGTAATCGAAGGGGAGACCTTCGAGGAAGAATTGCCAAAAGTAGAACAGATTGCCAATAAACGAAAACTGAGTCGATTCATTGCAAAATACATGCCATTCATTCAGGTTGGCGTGCTGGTTTCAATGATTGTCGCTCTGTTAATGTCATTTTATGGTTATCAAGCAAAGATTGAGCGGGCAAATTCACTCTTAAGTGAAGATGAGCTTATTACAAAAAAAGTAAACGCTTTCAACGATTCAAATTTACAGAGAATTGTATTTGAGCGGTTACTACAGAGTACCGACCTGGTATTCATTTTGATTTTCCTGTTAATTATTGCGCCATCCGTTCTATGCTATCAATTGCCGTTTGTTAAGTCAAATAAAGATTTTTATCACGATTTTTTCTACAAACTAACCGCATGGGAAAGGATAAAATTTGTTGCTATGTTATTTGGATCGTTGCTAATTTATTTTGGTTTGAGTCACTCAGTCAACCAATTTTGAGCGAATCGGAGCTGAGGGAAAAAATAGTTAAAGCCCAGGAAAAGTATCTGACAGTTAGAGAAGATAGATACTGGAGTAACACTCAAAAGACATGGGTTTACACGAATAGAGGAACTGAATTAGATAAAATTCAAAAACGGGCAGGTTGTCCACTTGGGTGCTATTGGTGCGGTGCATATCAAACTGTTTTACATCAGGATGTCGGGATAGACGTTCGAAAAGATTTCGGGATTGAAAATCCGCTTTCGGTTAGAGAATGGTTTAAGAAAAGTTCTCGAATAGTGTATATAAAGGGCTCTGGAAATCAAAGAACTGGCATTTTGCCTAAAAAGGGCGATGAGATGCGAATGTTTTATTCCCATATCGAAATGTACGTCGGTGATGACTGGTTAAAAGATTTTGCAAGAAAAAAAATCCCCAGCGGGGGCGGAAACACGGGAGGCGGCAAAGGCTGGCATGGTGTTTACATCACCAATCGAAATTTAAACGAAATACAGTTAGTCAGTAATCATATTAGTTTCTATTATAATAAGCAAAAAAAGCTGTGAGCCTGATTTTTATAGATAAAATTCCTGCAAACCTCAGAACCGAATTTGAAAAGAAATTAAGGGTTGTTTGTATGAATCTTAAGATCAGAAATCCTAATTGGTTAATGGCGTTGATATGGGCTGAGTCGAGATTTATACCAACCGCTAAGGCTCCAGACTCTACGGCAACTGGCTTAATACAGTTTTTAGAATCTACCGCAAATGAAATAGGATATTCAACTGCCCAGATTGCTAAAATGAATGTTATCGAGCAGTTGGTTCCAGTAGAGAGGTATCTATCGTTGCAAATTAAAAGGTATGGTTTGCCTGATAATGGGTATGAGTTGTATGAGTTGGTGCATTACCCGGCAGCATTTAAAAAAGCAAATGGTTTTATCCTGTATTCAAAAGGTTCAGCCGCATACAACGCAAATAGGCTTGATTATGATAAGGACGGTAATGTAACAGTATTCGAGTTAAAGACTTTTTTAGAGAAACAGGTTAACCCGTATTACGATATTTCCTTCTTGAATCAGTCGGAATCTGGACAAAATGTAAATCAGTTTATCCAAGGGGTTCCTAATTTTTTACTTTGGGTTATTGTAGTTGGCTTTTTCTTTTTCACAGGGTTTTCATTATTGAAACCGGGTTCCTGGAAGGCTTTTAGAATAATGATAATTGGACTATTTAAGAAATGATGACAATCGGTTTTGAAACTTTTGACATAGATCATCCGGAAGTATCCACGATTATAATGAGTCTGGCCAGTGCAGGGATATGGTCACATTGCGAGATACACTTTAGTGACGGAGCAGTCGGAACAGCCGGAGACAAAAGAAGGGGTGTAATGCTTATTTCAGATAAGGACAAAGTTTACAAACCTGAAAACTGGCAGTTCTTTCAGATACCAGCCAAGGCGGATCAAGAGGCTAAAGTGAGACAGTATTTTATAGATAGACAATCAGAAAGATATAATTGGACTGGCATTTTTGCCGGAATGATCGCAGGTTTTGATCTTACAAATTCTAATGGTCAGTTCTGTAGCGAAATATGTTTTAATTCATTGGTTCAAGCAGGGGTTATTGAAAGTTATGGATTAAAAAGTTTCCAACTCTCTCCATCGCATTTATACGAAATTTTAACAAGGTTGAAATTTAAGAAATTATGAAAAAATGGTTCTTTATTATTGGAATTGGCGTAAACCTTTTAATTGTAATCGGTTTGGTACTTCAATTCTTTGTCAATATCAATACGTTGAAAGAGCAACGCATGCGTAAACAACTTGAAAATGTACCAACGAAATAAATACTATTTATTCATCACATTGATTGTGTTTGGTATAGGAAGCTATATCACATTGGATGCAATTTTCATTAAACCAGGGCGACTGAAATCAAACCGGAAATTTGTAATCAAAAGAAATTAAAAAATGCCTTTAGCAATCGAAATATTGAAATCCTCATTTTACACGACAAATCAAGTGCCGGGTAATATGGCGATTGTGAACCAGATCAGAAGTGCGTACGGAGCAATCATTAACGAGGCGTGTTCCTCAGCAAATGCAAGGCTTGATTCGTACATCTTGGAAGCACTTTTTTTCATCGAAAGCAAGGGCAATCCGAATGCTGCGAACGGGCAAGCCTACGGAATCGGGCAATTGGACCCAAAAACGGCAAGCAATATTCCATTCTGGCTCAAAAAAAGAGCAAAAATCATGACGGATTCTCAGGAAGCTAAGATTTATCAACTTTTTGGTCAAAACCTTGCGGATTGTCTGCTGAATCTAAAGTGGGATAACGCTCCCAGTAAATGTTCAGGTGCTGCAGATTCAACAAATCTGATAACAAAGCAACAGTTATTAAATCCAGAGATAAATATTTGGTTGTCTTCCATGTATATGGATTATTTAGTCGACAAGTATTCTGAAGGAGGAATCATAGGAATCGGCAATCCGACAAAAGTCAGGATGGACAAAATTATTGTACACTACAATGCCGGGCAGGGTAATGCAAATAAAGTGCCGAAGTCCTTAACACCTACTGACACTGTCAGTTTTGTGAAAAATAATATTTCTAATACCACATCTGATTACATTCTAAAGTTTATAGGCACAAACGGGCTTATAGACTCAATTACAAGAACTCTCTAAACTCATTATAAAATGGCTCTGATTACTAAAGGTTCTAAAATTTATTGCTTTTCAAAAGCGGGGTGTACTGTATATGAAGACGAGCATTACGGAGCGCATTTTCCTGATTGGCACGAGCCTATGATGCAATGGTATGGTGACAGTGGGACGACAAATGAGCCAAAACGGTTTTTGCAGGGTTCTCTAATCGGAACAGCAACAGGCGAAAAAAGAGTAAAGGGTGATGTGTTGTACTACCAGGTAAACACATTTTCAGAAAACCGTAACAGTACAGGGTTCCTCGGTTGGGGTGCAGGTGAATACACACCAAGACCGATGTTGGCCTGGGTAAGCAGTCAGGATGCTACTGACAGCGAGGATGCGGCTTTTGCTGCATTCGACAAAAGGGAGGATGGTGCATCTATTGAAGATATTAAGAAGGCGAACGCCAATGGTGACACTGGTTACACAAAGCCTCCTAAAAGTGCGGCCGGAAGTGGAAATACCCCAGGCGCTGGAACTCCTAATTCAAACGCATCATCAAGTAAAATTCTTCTGTATGGGCTTGCAGTTGCCGTAGTAGGGTTTGTCATTTATTTGTTTGCCCGGAAACATAATTAACCTCTAAACCTAATTAAAATGGGAGCATATAAAGACGCAACAGGAAAGACCCGGGTGGGGAAAGTACTTCAGGACATTGGTGGTTTCTTCTCAGGTATTTTTAAGAAAAAGACTGATACGAGCTCTACCAGTTCAAGTCCTGCGGGGACTTCTTCCGGATCGGATAACTCGAAGGGTGCAACAGGAACTTTCGATTGGGCGAGTTTGATAGTAACTATTGGGGGAATTGTAGGCGGGGTACTGGGGATTAATTCAGGGGAAAATGCCGGGATTCCCGCAAATACAACTATTACACCGGCTCAACAACAACAGCTAGAGGATGAACAGTCCGCTAAAACCGGGAAGTTCACTATCATAGGAATTGTACTTGTTGTGGTTGCAATTATTTCATTTTTCATTTTCAGGAAGAAAAAGTAAATGGTTAACATCGGTATCATATCCCAGGTCTCAAGTTTGGACAGATCCACCCTCTTGAAAATAAGAGAAGCCCTAAACATTCAGGCTGGACAACTCTTAAATTTGAATGGGTACGAAGGACATTATGAGGTATTTGATTCTATTTCCAGTATGCCGGATAATTATTATCCGATGTACATCAAAAGCGAAATCGACCAGCCGGAATTAAATGGATACCATTGGGTTGACGAGAAGAATAAGCCATATATAGATGTTCGATACAATAGCGACTTTGATGCTTTAACCCTTACAATGAGTCATGAAGGAATTGAGACAATTGCGAATCCAAGGGTAGATAAATTTCTGAAAGCAGACAATTTTCTTAACGAACCTAACTTGCAAGGAGAGTTCTTTTTTGAGATTGCGGATATAACACAAAGTAAGGAATTCGCCTATCGAATTAACGGAATATTAGTATCAAATTTTGTATCAAACAATTGGTATGACACAACCAAAGTTACAGGACAAAAATATGATTATCTGGGATATTGTACAGAGCCACGGCAATTGCTTGAAGGTGGTTATAAAAGCCTAAAGGTTACTGATAAACGTGACCCCAGCATTGTTGAATACTGGCAGGCTTTTAAACAGAAAGGAGTAATTATCTGGAAGAAATTAAACGGAAAAGATGTTGCTTTAACTGCAATCAGCAATCCGTTTCCCTGGTTAATTGTAACAATTTCAGCCGTTTTTATTTTCCTGTTTTTGATATTTAGAAAAAAATCATAAAAAATACCTCAGCTATGAAAAAGACAAAATCGGCTCCTAAAAAAGCATCTAAGCCAAAAAAGAAAGTGGTAAAATCAGGTTTAACTCCTGCTCAGAAACGAATCAAAAGAATCAGTCAGGTTGCTACTGAGATTCAAAAGTCAGGCGGAAAGACAACGAAAAAAGTAACTGTATCAAAGTTTAAAGTAAGTCGTGTCGAGGCGGTAAAAAGAGCCGCAAAACAGGTTAAGTGATGCTTTTAATTGCTCGGCTCAATTCTGAAATTACCCTCAAGCGGTGGAAGTTTCTACTACTCCGTTTGGGGGCAATAGCATTTTTACTTGGTTGTTTTGGTTTCTGGATGTACTATAGACAGGCAGATTTTCGAATTGCTCAGATGCAAACTGAAAATGATTATCTGACAAAGGTGCTGAGAGATAATCAGGGAAAGCGATCTGCATTACAGAAATCATTTGCAGAGGCAATTAAGAAAGGTTTAAATACTAATGCTGAAATAGAAAATAAAGATGCTGCAGATCAGAAATATCTTGAAAGTAATAGCCTGGATCGTACTGATTCTGCCAGAGACGCTCTATGGCAAAAGTATTACGGCAGCAGACTCTACAGCCAGAAAAGATAGTTTAGAGATTCAGGAACCATTGTTCTTAGTCAGAAAGTCACAGATTGACTTGGCGATTAATAATAAGATCGCTCTGGATTCTCTTAGGATCAGATTTGAATTATTGAAGCTGAGTTCGAAAGTAAGTCTGGAAAAAGCAAAAGTGATAGGTTCTCAGATATTTCAGATTTGTGATGACGATATGAAGACAGCCGGGATTATAATTGCAAATGATAAAAAGATCAGAAAACGGCTCAATCTTAAGTTAGTATTGCAATATATCAAAGCACCTCTGCTCGGTGCTGGTTTATTTTACCTCGGAAATATAGCAGCACAAAAAGGCTTAATTATAAAGTTATGAACATATTCTCGTCAATTTTAGGGGCAATATTCGGTACTTCGGACAATAGTTCTGAGGAATTGGGGGCTTTGAAGCAACAAGTATCGGCCTTAACCAAGTCAGTAAAAACTTTCAAAATCATTAGTGCGGTTTTGGGAATTGGTTTCCTAACTACCCTGATCTTATATCTGAGAAAGAAATGAAAATACTTAAAACCATATTCGTATTGGCAATAATCGGGGGAATTTCTGCTCTGATCTATAAATTCCGTATCGAACTTGGAATTGAGGATAGCACCGATCAAGCTGCTACAACTCCTGAAAACCTTACTGCTAATATTCAGCCGGAATTGATTTCTGACTCTCAATCGTTGGTAAATTATACAGACCGCCAGTTAGCTACTGCCGCTATAGCATTAGCTATAAAAAATCAGCCTGTTTCCACTAATACGATAAGTTTTTACGATCCCAATAATGTTAAAGAAGGTTGGAATTACGTTCCGGGCGAGGGCCTTTACTATCGACAAGGCAAAGATTTGCTATTTATCCACTCAACATTACAATAATTCATATGACTCTGACCAAGACTCAACAATTTGTTCAGGATGCTGTTAAGCCATCAAATTTCAATGGTCTGATTAAACAGGGTACGATTGCTCAATTGCGTAGTATGTCCCCTGTTTCATCAGATTTGTCTGTTCTGTATGAAAGTACGGACATGGGTGGCGGAAAGTGGACTCCTGATTTTGCTGATACAACATCGCTTGACAATACTGGAGGAATTTTAGTCTGTGCAAATGGCGTTAGACTAAAACGCCAATTTGGTGGCAGAGCGGCTAATGTTGTTTCGTATGGAGCGATAGGGGATGGCGTAGCAGATGACACAGCTGCAATTCAAAGGGCATTGGATAATCATAGAGTTGTTTTTTTTCCAAAGCCGAAGTGGCGATATAAGGTTACGGCATCGCTTAAAATTAACAACTACACAATGGTGTATGGGGAACAATGTTTCCTTGATCAAAATACACTAAATAATCAAACGATCTTCTATTCTGGTACAGGATATTTATTTACAACTCCTGCAAGTGATCCTGGTTCCGGTGTATGTATTCAGTTGAGAAATCTTTCGATTGAGGGTAACAATTCTACCAATGTTGCGCTGAATTCTGCTATACAGAGATTATCCGTTAAGAACTGTCTTTTCAGGCATTTTGATGCTGGAATTGACTTTACTGCATATGCAGTTAGCGACGTCGTTGAAACTGTAATTGATGAATGCTATTTTATTGAGTGCAATACAGGTATGAGAAGTTCGAGCACATCAGGCAGACACACTACCGACGGTATTCTGAAAAATTGCTTCTTTGTTAAATGTGTAACTGGGATAAATCTTGATACGGCGGCGGGGTGGCTAATCACAGGAAATCATTTCTATGGACTTGGAGTCAGCCAACAGCATATTGTAATCTCAGGGTATTTACTTAAAATCCTCGGAAATTACATAGAGCCAGCTGATCAACGAGGGATTGTCTACAAAATGACAGAAGGGAACGGCGTTTGTAACACCATTATTGCTGACAATCAAATCATGGTAAAGTCTGGCGAAGTAGGTATTACATTGATGTCGCTTGTAGGTGAGGCTGACGGCTTAATCGTCGCTGACAACATGATTAATTCCGGCACAGGTATGACAACAGGAAGTACGGGGATTAAAGTCGAAGGGCAATACCGGGTATATGGAACATTGCTCAATAACGACATTAATAATGTCGAGGTTGAAGTCGATACCGGAACGCTTGGAAGTATTAGGTATGCAGGGTTTTCGCATAACTATTATAAGTTTAGAGGAAGCAATGGTATTGAACTTTCGAACGGTGTAAGGTTGAGTGAATATTTTGGAAAGCCAACACCAGCGCAACCGTATGGAAGTCAAGGGTATGTATATAATCAGGCTTCTGGGAGTGTAAGAGATATTGGCGGATGGGAATATCGGGCTGACCTTTCAACCGGATGGAAAAAAGTAGTTTCGTTAGACTCAGAAATGTTAGACAGTAGCACTATGCCGACCACAGGCAATTTTAATGCTGGTGTAACTGTTTGGAATGATAATCCAATGCTATACACTACATATGGTGTTAATTATTCTATTCTTGGTTGGAAGCGATTAACGTCAGGTTCTAGTCATGCTTTGGGAGTCGACTGGTATGCAATTCGTTCAATTGACCCCACAGGAGTAATTGCCGTTCAAACACTTAGTGATTTAAACGGATTAGGAAAAGAGGGTTGGTTCAAAACAACAGCAGGTCCAGCTAATGCACCTGCCGGATCGTCCCCAACAGCATTTTTTCAGGGTGTGCAATTTCTTAGCAACGGACAGTCGGATTATATAAACCAGCTTGTTTTCGATACCAGTGGAAACGAATATAAACGAACGAAATCTGGTGGCGTATGGGGAAGTTGGTATAAGGTTTCTTCAAGACTTGAAGGTAGTACTGCTCAAAGAAATGCAATAGTTTCACCACAGGAAGGGCAAGACTATTATAATACCGAAACACATGCAAAGGAATTTTGGAACGGAACCGTTTGGAAAACGATCACTACTAATTAAGAATCATGCTAAACCTCACATATCCTACAAAACCGATCATTTACCAAAGGAATAATTCGGGCTTTGCGCTTGTAAAATTCTCAGGATTATCTGATACTGCAGTAACTGTAAAATTTTCGGCTTTGGAAAATTCTGGAACTGATTTTTCTATTACTCTTCCAGTAAATAATGCCGAATTTAAAGCTAATGTGAAAGTCCCTCAGGGACTCTATCAGGTTGTTGTTACCAATAAATCAGAATCGAAAAAATTGGAATACTTAGGGGTCGGTGAAGTGATCGTTTGGAGTGGACATAGTTTCGCAGATGGTTACGGCATTGGTTCGGATACCTCTCCCCTGGCATTTTTTACGGAAAATTTCTGGAAAAGAAATGATCCGGATCAGTATAAAAAACCGGAAGAGGTACAAAGGTATTTGGACAATATCAGGCAAGAAACGGCAAGGGGATTACCTGCCAGAGTTGCAAGCCAAATGGCAGAAAAGTTGATGGTTCCAGTTCTGTTTTATCATTGTGCTTGGGGCGGAACCCGCATGATGGATTGGGCAGACGCAGCTTCAGGAATTAAAACCGGACGGGAATATGCCGGGTATAAACAAGGATATGAAGATTTAGGCTATCCCTACGCTATACTTGGAGAAGCTCTTAAGACTTTTGTACAAGAAACCGGTTGCAGGGGAGTTTTGATTATTCATGGAGATAATGACAGAGATAAGCAGTTTACTCAAAACATTTTACTTGATGGCTGGAAAAGATTGATTAACAAAATTAGAGTTGATGCAAATTTTAACTTGCCTGTTTCATTGGCACGAAGTTGTATTGATCCTAATTTCCCTGAAATCATTGCTTCTACCAATCAGGCTATTGAGCAGCTGCCGAGTATGTATTATGGCCCTGACTTATCTCAGATGGGAGCTTCATACCGAATTTCGGACGGATTACACTTGAATGATTTGGGGGAAATCAAAGTAGCTCAGGATTGGACAAGTATGCTGATTTCTCAGAATTTCTTCGCATCTAATCCTAAACCGACTCCAACGTTCACTGAAATCACTAAGATTGTGCAGACGACGGCCGCTCAAATAAAGGACGAGGCGAATACTTCTGTAGCTGCAATCGTTATAGGACTTGCTTTTATTACAATTTTGGCAATTTCTTTGATTGCTAAATTTCGTTGGTTTTTGGCATTAGTATTTACGCTGTTGGTTGCCGGAATTTCATACTTAATCGGGTTTACGAATCTGTTTGGTATTAAGAAATCCGGTTCCTGATCGTATCAAATTAAAATGCGATGCGATATCGCATCTGAATATATTTTGTTACGGCCCGGATCGACTTATTTTACGATGTCGGCCGGAATCTAAGAAAAGTTCGATCCTGGATCTTATCAGCCAAAAGTATATGAAACATTTTTTTCAAAAACCGGATGCAAGTGATTTAATCGAGATGCCATCGTTCAACAAGTTGAGGACATTCTCTCGAATTTGTAAGGCGATTCCGAAAGCTGTTTCTGAGAGTGAAAAGTTATCTGTTAAATTTCAAGGAAAACCTCTGAAATCCACTCTGTTTTCAATCTATAAATTTTGTCGTGAAAATATAAATTACAGAGAAGATACTCCTGGAATCGAGCAAATAAGACTACCAAATCAAACTTGGTTTGATCGGAAAAAGGGTGTTGATTGTGAAGATTTCGCGATATTTTGTTCCTCAATTTTAGTCAATCTTCAGATACCTCATCGGGTATGTATGATTGATTTTGGTGAAGGATGGCAGCATATTTTAATTATCGTCCATACAATGAGTTGTGATTTTATCTTGGACCCAGTCAACGAAAAATTCAATAAGATTAAAAGGTTTAAACGGATTAAGTATCAGTCATTTTAGCAGTAAAAACATGGAATATTACGGAATTGAAAGTTATTCAGCAACTCAGGTAAAGAAACTTGGGTTGGATAATAAGTCTGGACTGGGTAAAATTGTTTCAACCGGAACAAAAAACTCAATATATGATATTATCACTGATCGAATTATTGAGATTATTCAAAATAATGACAATCTCGTTTGGCGACAATCATGGACTACAAACAAAGAGGGGCAACCGAACTTTCCTATGAACTATACTTCAAAGGAAAATTATAAGGGCTTCAATGGTTATTTTATCAAATGGCAAATGGTTGCCCTCAAACATGATTGCCCATATTTTATGACTTACAAGCAGGTTTTCGAGAAAGGTGGAAATGTAAAAAAAGGTGCCAAGGCATACACAGCATGTTTTTACACGAAAGATTTATACAGACATTTGCAGACCGGAAAGACGATTACTGCCAGTAAGTATAAGGAATTATCACATGCCGAAAAGGCGAATTACCATCAGTCATTCACTCTAAAGGTTTACAATATCTTTAACGCCAATGATATAGAAGGAGTTAAGTTTGACGATAGATGGAAGGGGGTTGCAGTATCAAAAAAGGATCAAATCACTAATTGTGAGAAAATTTATACAAAAATGCCAAACAAGCCGAAGTTGTACTTCGGTGGCGATAAGGCGTACTATACTCCTAACTTCGATTCTGTACAAATGCCAGTAATAAAGGATTTTAATGTTCCACAGGAATATTACTCAACCCTTTTTCATGAGTTGATCCATTCAACAGGGTATTCAGAACGATTAAATCGAAAATTCGGAAAAGGAATGAGTGATCCTCAGTATGCTTTTGAGGAATTAATCGCAGAGTTAGGTGCCTCGTATCTATGTGGGTATACTCACATAGATTATTTCACACTTAATAATTCTGCAGCATATATTAAAAGTTGGAAAAAATCAGTAATTGAAGAACTCCGGGGTAATAATAAAGCAATATTCAAAGCTGCGTCAGAGGCACAGAAGGCATCTGATTACATTCTCGGAAAATTGGACAAGGAAATCTACAGGAAATTTAAAGGGAAGATTGAAACGCCAAAAATCGGAGATAAGTCTCGTCCTGTTCTCTCTAAAAGCTTCAAATTAAGAGAAGAGAAGGAAAAACTAAAAGGAGATATTTCAAAGCTAACGAGAAAAGTCAAGGATAATGCGAAGTTTAAAGAAAAGCTGGCTTTTGAATTAGATAAATATCTAAAATCGCTAAATGGGTTGTCCGGGTTAGATTCTGAATTAACGAGTTTGAAAGCAAAGAAAAAATTCTTGACAAATTTATTGAGAGGTGATAATGAAGACTTTAAGGTAATTGGTAGAAGGGTTGGTTTGAGTTATCGGACGACTTCTATCAGGAAAAAGTAGATAAATGATTCCTGAAACATCAAATAAAAAGCAGATATTGCCTGGCAATATCTGCTTTTTTGATAGTATTAGTTTGTAGCTTATTTCTGACTATCTGTTTTAATTAGATACCCTTTCCCTGTAACACTAGTTGTATATCCTGCATAGGAAATAAGAATCAATGGGATTACAGTACGCTTTGTGACAAATTTTGGTTGAACTATTCCATCGATTCGATGCTCTTTACAGGCCTTCAGATATGCCTGCTCCCTTCTAAATTCCTCACTCTTTCCACCACCGAAAGGTAGAAATAAAAGCCAAACCTTTGTAAAAGATTTGCTTGTCTCAACGTTTGAAGTGATTTTGTAATCCTCTCTTTTCAAATTCGATAATTCCGTGTCATTGACCGAATTAAATCTTTGATTTTGACTGCTGGTTTTAGGCTGAACGGTGCAGGAAGAAATTGTAGCTAAGAAAGCGAATAGTACGAGTAGAATAGGGTTCTTCATTTTTTTTATAAGGGTTAAATTGTTTTATATACGTAAACTAAGCTAAAAAACCTTTTGTAGACAAATATTCATCTCTTAAAATAGTATGATCAATTTCCAAATAACTCTCAAGTTCCCTGGTAGTCGTCCAACCAGCAATAACTGCAATGCTTTCACCACGTAGTTTTTTGACATTATAGGCCTCTGAAATACCGGATGATCGTCCCATTTTTGAAGAAACATTTTTGTTAACTTTTGCCTTTGCAAATAACATTTTTAAATAACGATTGAAGTTGGTTGTGCTAAATCTGGGCATCTCCTGTAAGGACCCATATTTAAGCATTATTCGAATAGCTTTGTCAGACATTGGAATTATTTGTATCTGCCGTCCCTCTTCAATTGCCTTTTTTCTGGGTTTTATAATCCAGAAGTTGCCATTTTCATCGGTTCTTAAGTGTTTTTCATCACATAATTGCTTGAAATCACCATGATGAATGATACACTCTCTACAGAAAATAAACACATCCAGGTATCTTTGCTCATTCCAGTTAAGTTCTAGTTTTTCGATAGCAGAAACCTCAGTTGGGCTAACTGTTTTTACTTTTTTCCTGCCTTCGTGTTTTAACTTGTAAAATATTGTAGGATTGTCTCTTGTCAACTTGCATCTTCTTGCAAAATCAACTATTGTTCGGATTAATTTTATATGTTTGGTGGCATAATTTTGCCCTCTTGATTTCCCTTCGTCATTAATATTTGACGTTAGGTATAAATCAAACTGCTCGCAAAAACGTTCATCAACTTGGTCAATCCTGATTGATAGTTTCTTTTGAAATAAAAGAAATTTGGTGAGGTTCTTGATTCTTTTGATATAAGTTTCATAAGTGGAACTCTCAATATTTCCTTTGTGCTTCAATTCCTCTTCCTTGCGAATTTTAGTTTTTTGCTCAGCAAGGTAGTCTTCGACTACTTTCAAAAGTGTTTCTTCTGATTTTGTCGTTGAAATTTTATTAAAAATAGTCTTTTCATTAATAACCAATCCATTTAGCTCAAAATCCCGTTTTTGATCCTCTATTTCCCTCCTTATCGCCCTTAGTCGCCTGTTTTTTGCTTCAAATCCTTCCCCAGATATAAGCTCCTGGTTAATTGAATCCCAGTGCAAAAAGGCAGTGGAAATTTTAGTACTTTTTTCGACTGATTTAATTCCGTCGATCATTACATAATAGTAAATTATACCCAGACCTTTCCTTTTTTTTGATGTAGTTTGTGATTGTCGGAAATAAAATGTGATTTTCATTTGGTGTTCGATTAGGTTTTTCAT